CGAAGGTATTCACTCCGTAGTAGTCGCCTTCTCCATATGCAAAAAGTCCAGTACCATATCTGGTATAAATATTACCAGCCGCATTTATGGCTCCGTTCACATCCAACTTATAGCCAGGTGTTGTAGTTCCGATTCCAATGTTACCATCGTAATTCACGGTTAACGCAGCCGACGTTTGTAACGGGTCGTTATATCCAGCCGAACCAGTTCGAATGCGGTTCAGATCCAAACTAATGGCATCTCCTGCCGAAGCTCCTTTTCTGGTCATAAATGAATATCGGACCGCACCGTTGTAATTACCCGATTGTGTCGTCGATGAACCCATTTCAAAGTGAGTACATGAATCAGCACCGGTGTATACATATGGGTATACAGCCGCAACCTGGCCCGCTTGACCCGGGCCATTATAGCTTGCAGTTGAAAAACGGGCAGTTCCATTCACATCCAATCTATACGCAGGCGAGCTAGTTCCTACTCCAAAGTTTCCAGTTCCATTCCAATATATATTTCCACCAGTGTCGCTTGGGACGCTGAATAAAATCGTTGATGTTCCACCATTCGAAGCAACTCGAAAATATCCGTTCGTAATCAGGTCAGCATATCCACCTGTGCCCGTAGACACTGAAAAATAAGCACCAGTGGCGTTTCCTACAAGGAGACTTGTACTTGCTGTCTGGTAAAACCGCCCGCTTCCATTCACATCCAGAGCTGCTTGTGGAACATTGCAGTTGATGCCCACATACCCGTTATCAACTAATGTAAGAACATTTGATGTTCGGGCGGTGTTGCCAAGGAAGTTGAACTTCCAGCCACTTCCGTCTCCCCATGAGGTGATTGTCGTATTTGGGCTTGCACTGCCCGCATATACAGTTGAGGTGGTCCCATATGATGGAACCAATAACGATGTCATTCCGGACAACGCACCGTTGTTGAGTGTCACTCCGCCAATCTGATTTGAAGTCGTAGAGGCATTAGATAAAGCTCCTGTGGACGAGAAATACATCGTATTCGTAGCACCAGCCCCAAAGTAGATACCACCTGTCTGTGTTGATGCACCTCCGTTGGTTCGGATGTAACAGTCTGCACCAGCATATCCCTGAATCATCAACCCGGTTGATGAACCGATTATAGCACTGTTACCTGTCCCTCCTACGATCATTCCATTATTGCTCAATATCACACCACCAATCGAGTTTGAGCTTGTGGATGCGTTTAAGAATGTATTTGCCCATGCGGTTCCGTTCACATCCAACGTATATGCGGGAGCTGTAGTCCCAAATCCATAGTTAGAACCAGAAATTGTAGGAGATATTGAAGGTGTTACGTCCAGGTAGGTTCCAGTCGGTCCGGTGGCCCCATACAGTGTAGACGAGTTTGTCCATGAATCACCCGACGCAACCGAAACAGTGTAGAACGAGGAACCTGTGTAACCTCCAAAATTTCCGTAAATAGAAAATTGAGTCAAAGAAACCTGAACGATTCGAAATGTAGACGGTGAACCGCCTGCTCCTCCAAGGGAGACGTTATTGTATGCTGCTGCTGAGAAGTAAATAAGTCCTCCACTTGTTCCGTTTGTAGTACTGCTACCATTCCCTGTGTTCATAAACAGTTCAGTCTTCTGTTGCTGTATGGACGAGTTATTGTACCCCTGACCCGAAGTAAGAGAAATAAATAATTTGTTTCCGGCCTGTGCTGTATTCCACGTTCCCAAAAAGATGTATTGTGCTGTACCCATAGTATTGGGAAGCGTATACGTAATCGGCTGTACCGCCCCGCCGACGTAATACTTACCAGACACGTTTGCGTTTCCGGCGACATCCAACGTATAGGCAGGCGAAGCAGTTCCAATCCCTATCTTTCCTGCGGTATCCATGTATAACGAGACGTTAGACGGTCCGGCGGTTCCATTTCCAGTGACTGCACCATAGTACAGTCCGATCGTACCGTAGCCCATCGAAATCCTGCTACTGTTGGAGGTACCTGGATTGACCCACGCACCGTTTGATCCGTATGCGTTGTAGCCTAGATGGATACCCTCACCTAAAAGCTGAAAGTCGCCATAGAGATATCCTGTAGAGGTTCCTCCCTTTACGCCCATAATTGAGTACCCGTTCGTGGTCTGTGGAAAGACACCTAGTTGACCGACGGATAATGACGACGATGTCAATCCACCATTGCTCAATGTCACGCCGCCAACCTGATTCGATGTTGTCGATGTTGTTGTAATGTTTCCAGTAATGGCAAGTGTGGTTCCATTGAAGGTTGCGTTCGTATTCGCGTTGACGACCGTAGATGACGAACTTGATGTAATTAAATTGTTAGCCGCCGCCCAGTTTGCGACCGATACAAGTCCCTGAGGTCCAGTGAATCCAGTTGATCCAGTTTGTCCAGTCGGTCCGGTGAAGCCAGTAAATCCAGTAAATCCGGTCGGACCAGTGAAGCCAGTGAATCCGGTAAAGCCGGTCGGCCCAGTGAAGCCAGTGAAACCGGTGAATCCAGTTGGTCCAGTGAATCCGGTGACTCCAGTTTGTCCGGTGAAGCCAGTGAAGCCAGTGAATCCAGTAAATCCAGTAGGTCCAGTGAAGCCAGTGACTCCGGTTTGTCCAGTCGGTCCAGTAAACCCGGTAAATCCAGTGAATCCAGTACGTCCTGTGAATCCAGTGAATCCAGTTGGACCGGTGATTCCGGTAAAGCCAGTGAAGCCTGTCGGTCCAGTGAACCCAGTGGGTCCAGTTTGTGCAGTGGGTCCAGTAAAGCCAGTTCCTGGAGGTCCAGTGAAGCCAGTCGGTCCAGTAAACCCCGTAGGCCCAGTGATTCCGGTTGATCCAGTCTGTCCAGTAAAGCCAGTCATACCAGTTGCACCTGTGAATCCGGTACCGGCCGCCCCAGTAGGCCCGGTCGATGCAGTTGCCCCGGTGAATCCAGTGAAGCCGGTCCATCCAGTGTAACCGCCAGTGGGGCCTGTGAATCCGGTAAATCCAGTGAAGCCAGTGAAGCCAGTGGGTCCTGTGAAGCCAGTAATTCCGGTAGACCCAGTGAACCCAGTGATGCCGGTGAATCCAGTAGGGCCAGTGTATCCGGTACCAGGCGGTCCAGTTGTGCCGGTAGGACCGGTTCCACCTGTTGTTCCAGACGCACCTGTGCTAACTGCCCAGCCGGGGATTCCTTGTGGCCCTGTACATCCAGTGGGTCCAGTTGATGCAGTTGGTCCGGTGAATCCAGTCGATCCATTAATGCCAGGATATCCCTGGGGTCCCTGAGGACCATATTGTCCAGGAGGTCCTTGCGACATTTATACTTACATGTAAAAATTGATTTGCTGTCTTACTGCGACACTTAGATGTCATCCACATCTACCTCGTCATCCTCTGCGAAGTCAATGCCCCCATTGTCGACGATCTCCGCACCCGCCTTCACGAAGAGGCGAGGGTCTGCGTCCTTCACGACCGTCCTGTAGCGGGCGATCTGGGATTCGCTGAAAACGGACATGATTCGATGAGTGGCCATGCCCTTTAGCCCCGTCTCTTCGAAGAGAACGACGCTGCCGACGTCAATCCAGACGTCCTTCTTTCCGCGTCCACGCATGCCTCCGCGAATGGGTGCTTGGATCGTCTTCTCCACATTCCTCTCCTTCCCTTGAATGGTCTCCTTCTCAGTGTAGAAGATCTCCATACGCCCGTCTCCCAGGCGTCGAGTCACTCGGCCCACGAAGATTCCAGGGGCTAGTGTGTTGTCGGTCAGCTCATCGAGCATGGTGTCGCAGATCTTGTTGTTCATCTTGGTCTTGTTGGATTCGGAGTTGCATTGCGAGCGGTGGCCGGAGCCTCCAGTCATATTGCGAGGCATTTTGGGTGATACAGTTCTTACCTGCTGGACAAGAATCCGTTTTTAAAAACGGATTTATTGGGGCCACGGAATTGACCAGAGTGTCGTCAAAATGCAGTCTACTATCAACCTCGCACTCTCTAATGCCTTCTCCAAGCTCAACCTCTCTTCAACCCTCACCGACCGGACCATCGCCTACCTCTGGCGGGAGCCGGAAACCCCGCCCGTCTTCAACCTCGAGAAACTCAACCGTCAACAAGTCCAGCGACTGGACGAACTCACTGGCAAGCCAGATGAGACCAAGCAACTGCAGAAGCAGTTCCTAACCTACGTCAACGAGATGTCGTCGACCAACTTCAAGCAGAAGTCGCTGCTCGAACACATGCAAAACTGGATCGCACCAGAGGACGAAGATGAAGACGTTGTCGACGTCAGCTTCCACCTGCGGGAATATGCGGTGACCGTAAAGACTCACCGAGTCTACGAACTGCGAAACGGCGTACACGTCTACGTCGGGCAGCTGGGTATGAACGAGTTTCGCGATATGATCATGCCAGAGATTGAGGATTAATCGCAACAGATCACGACGGTCTCCACATCCTTAGGACGATCGAGTAAAAATGGACCAACAGAACTAGGAAGCACACGGTTGTCACGGGCATTGACCGCAGCATCCGCAATTACTTTTTCACGTGTGTACGCTGTGTACGCAGCGGCAGTCGCATGATCGACTGAGGTGAAGACCTGGTTCACGCTAATGGAGATCGTTTTTCTTGAGATTCCAGCAGATGATTGTGCGTATACAGTGATCGAAAACGTCCCAGTTTGAACTGATTGTCCGGAAATCGATGCCTGATAATAGTTGGTACCATTCGGAATATTCGTTGTCCATTTCAAACCGTTGGGCAGTGTTGTCGACAAGAAAAACACAACACCCGGTCCAGCATCAAAGATGATTGGCGTAATTGGGACATAATGATACGCTTGTGATATTTGAGTAGGGGATGTAAAGACAGGACCAGTTGGCGTAACTCCGATCACAAGTATGGGTGTCGGGGGTGTACTCGGACTATAAATAGGGGTAGGGAATAGGTAGGGTGGTATAGAAGTTGGAAAGGATGTAGAGGTTAGCGTCCACGATGTAGCGTCGAGAATTGTTGTTGTAAGTGCGTCATGACGATACACTGAAGTAGAATTCACAAATACAACCCATGATGTCCCGTCCCATTGAATTGGACCGATCGACGTAAAGGACGGTATTCCGACAACGTCTAACCAATTACTTCCGTTAGAGGAATACTTAATGCCGTTTCCAGTTGTATTGCTTCCGATCGAAACCCATCCCAACCCAGGTCCAGCGACCACATCATATGCCGCAACTGTGAAATCGTTAGAACAAGGTAGCCAGGATGCCCCATTCGATGAATAACAGAGAGTAGATGTACCCTTTACGCCTGCCGCGATGAGAATGGAACCTGAATAGATCTCTGATACAGTTGACAATATATTCGATGGAGTCGCTTGGTTTAGTAGAGTCGATGCTGTCAGGGGCATGTCGAAATATTGTAAACATGAGTTATTGGCAGTAGCTGTAGAACCAATCACAAGGCGGGTACCAAGTGTGCGAATTACCGCACCAGCTGCGATAGGGATAACGGTTGAATTCGCGAAGCTATTCGACGTCCAGGTTGTTGCATCGGGCGATGTGTACACACGATTGCTTCCGATCGCATACCAGTTTGTGTCTGATCCGTACACAATGCTTACAGTTGGCTGGTAAGGTTCGACTGTTACTGGCGTCGAGTTTGAGTACACGTTCGATGTACCGTCGGCAATCAAAAACACATTGCTCGCAGCGTTCCATTGAAAATCAAGAGGGGAGTTCGGCGAAGTGTAATTGGAAAGAAGCGAATAGGTAACCGAATCAGTTGAAGAATAGAGCGAATAAGGATTTCCCGCAACAACATACCGCGTTACAGTCTGTGTCCCAGTCCCTTCAAGAACAATCTGTGTCGTAGACGTTGTTGTCTCTCCACCGATGATGTTTGACCCAATAAGTTTGATCGTTGATAGCGGAGGTAGCACGACGGATGGACTTACGCACGAACCAACAGTTCCGTCGATAACGTTTGAAACACTTGAGTACGATGTAATGACAGTCCCGTTTGAATACCTGTAGACTGTGTATGGAGGTGTTCCGCCAAACGAAATCGTCTGAAACCATCCTGCCGGCGGATCGCCAAATGAATACACTGTATTGAATCGACCAGTTGAGTCAACAGTAATAGGAATGCCGTTTGAATCATAATTCGACGTGATCGTTGAATAGTACATCGTTTGAGTTCCGGTTGTCGAATAGGTAAGAGGTACGCCATTAGAGTCAAGATTGATAGGAAAGCCTCTCGAATACAGTGAAATCGTCATTCCGTACAGATAGTTTGACGAAACCAGCTTTGCGACTGAAATACCGCTAACCGTTGTTGCCGTGAGAGGAATCGGCAGATTGTTAGATGTTCCCGGAACAAGAACATTGGATAGATTTGGTGCAGTAACACGCATCGTATCTAGCGTTGTCGTGTAGAGGAGGGTTGTAGGAGACGATACAGTTGTGTATCCATTTGTAGCATTGAACGAAAGGTACCCCGATCCTGATTGCAAGGGAGTTCCCTGAATCAATCCTGTTGCAGAAATGTAGAGTCCAATTGGAAGGTTCACCGATGTATAATAAAGAACCGGAGTTCCGCTCTGTGTCGATATATTAATCTGAATTGGAGTAATCGGGACATTCTGTGCAAAAATGTAGGACGACACTGAAGGAATGAACGTGAATATATCTGCGTTGACCGCGTATTGGAAGGATGCGGACCCAGTCGTTCCGTCGGGGCTTGTTACAGACAGTGTTAACGGTATGACAGATGTGATCGCCGCAAGAATCGGAACCCCGCTAAGAGTCACTGTGCTCCCACTGGTAGTGGCTGTAACTCCAGGTGGGAGATTTGTGAGTTGAGTTGTCCATGAACTAAGCGAAATGCTTGTATACGCAGCTGATGTAACTGTAAAGGTAACAGGGGTGATTGCTTGACCAACGATATACGTCTGTGTTGTCGCAACACTTGTCGATACGCTAACTGTGACTGGATTTACCTTGATCGTCGTCTGACTTGTCCCCGATACGCCGGACGAGTTTGTTGCCGACAACGTCACGAGTGAGCCACTTGAAAGCGATGTAGGGGTGCCTTGAATATTCGATCCAACAAGTGAAAGTCCAGCCGGGAGACCGCTTGCAGTATACGAAGAAATCGTTGCCGAAGTATTTGAGAATTTCGTCTCCGCAGCCACCGGAATCGGAGTGATTGCGATATTGGAATAAAATGGGTAGAACGAATTGTTTGACGGAGATGTAAAGAGAACCGTGGATGTGTAATTGAACACAATAGGAACCGACGCAGTCAACGACCCTCCGTTTGTTGACGCTAACAACGTAACAGAAATGGATGAAGGAGATGTAGAGACAAGATTACTCGCATTAGGAGTTCCAGTGAATACATACGTGCGTCCGTTCTGGACCCCCGACAATCCGGACGGTAGAACTCCGCTCAACGCAAATGTGACGGATGTCGAAGTGACTGGATAATGATCATTTGTGATTGTGATCGGAGTGATCGGAGTCCCAACTGTAATCGAGGTTCCCACAGTTAACGGTGACAATGTAAATCTCTCACCAGACACCTGCAGTGTAATATAGGTTGACACAGTTTGAGATGTATTTGACCCATAGAATAGGTAATTGCTACTCGCTGAGGTTAATGTGGGTATTCCAACAATGTTCCACGCAGTCCCAGACCCCGTGAATGAGAGTCCGGGAGGAAGAGTAGGTGTAACCAATGCTGACGCTATCGATACCGATGATGTCAATGGTATCGCCGTTGATTCATTCTGATACAGAACAACAGATGATGAAGCCGTTGTGAACCTACCTGCGTTTAGAAACAGTGTGTAAGGAAATGCCCCTAGCGATGATGTAATCGTAAGTGGTTCCCCATAGAAGGAACCTGTCGTCTGAAATCCCGAGGTTGATCTAAATAGTACATTGCTCAATGTAACCGTACAAAATGATGTGACAAGAGATGATCCAGATACCGTGAAGTTCGACCCACCTGTAAAGGTGTAGGAGAACGGCTCGTATTTATAAAAGATTGAGCCTGACGGGAGGCTCGGTGACCAGGACATATTACTTACTAGCAGGAACTCCTTTCCTTAACTTACTTCTTTTGGCTTTTGGTGCAGGTTCAGGTACAACAGTAGGTTCAGGAATTGGGGGTGCTGTAGTCAACTCCGCGAATTTCTGCTGTGCTACTTCCATCTGGAGGTCCCGATACACCATATCCAGTTTCAATCTCAAAAGGTTGGAGTTGTCCTGCATATTCTTCACTGCGAACGTTTCGTGTCGCAGAATACCAGACCATCGGCACGAAGGGAATACGCTTTTCCTTGGGCAGTTCTTTATTCAGTTCGTACTGGGTTTTGAGGAAGTAGCCGAACCCCGTGAGAACGACGGCAAGGACGACGAGGCTGAAGAAGAAGGAGGTTGACTGAACAAGTTCGGAGTTACGGGCGATAAGACTTGCTTCGACGCTTTGCATTGTTCAAAAGAAGGAATCCAGACTGCGTGAAGAAACGACAAGGTAGTTCGAATCCACGGATCTGTAACACATTCACATACGCTAACTCGAGACGGATGAACGTGAACCGATCGGATCACATCATGCATTTCGCGACGCGACATCTCATGAAGGCAGAGTGTCACGCGTGTGTCTGCGTATCGAAGAAGTGATCCGTCCATTACGCTGATGACTGGAGGCTCTGTGTATACGGGTTACTCTTAAAAGCGTCAAGCAGCCCCGGCTCAGCCACGCGATCGATCTGGACGCTCTGTCCAACCGGCTCGTCATACTTAACCGACCCCCTCTGTGCGGCTGTCGGTGCCTGTCCACCACGACCCACGAGAGGTGACTCGAAGCTGCGGTAGTTGACATGTGTCGACTCATCGCGATGCGTCTGAACGGTGTATGCCTCTGGACCCGCCTGAACCGCCATGCCTCCAACCGGTCCACCGGGGGCAGGACGACCCTCAGCCGTAAGCTTGATGAACTGCTGGTAAGGCTCAGTGAAAGAGCGGATATAGGACTCGTTGCCTCCAGTGCTCTTTCCGAGAGGACCCATGAAGACACCCGCTGTCTCCGGACGGTTCTGCGTCTTCATCACGAACTCGGGGTAGATCGACGCAGCCTTCTGCTGACCGATCGTCGTGTTCAAGTGCGGCAGAGAGCCATCGTCACCCTGAAGAACCTGAAAGCGGTCTGGGCGGTTCTTCTTAACAGGGGCTTGAAGACCCATCTCCTTGACCTTGCGGGCACCAGGCACAGGATCCGCATGGTACGTGAGCTTCGGCTTCGTTGCAATGCGAATCTCATCGGTTGTCTTCGGCAGCTGATATTCACGCGACTCCAGACCCTGGTTGAATCCACCAGACGGCAAGTTCGTGTAGCCATCGTTCACGCCGGGACCAACCTGAACACGCTCAATCGGTGCCACGTTCTTCATGGACATGCTCGTGACCATACGCGACTGCTCGAAGTCAGTCTCAACCTGCTTCTTCCACGGGAGTCCGCGGCCAGCCTCAGGCTCGAAAAACGCACCCGATTCCTCCTTGCGAAAGAACGTATTCGATCCCATGCCAGTATACTTGTCAAGAATCGACTCATGTCCGTCTGAGAATGTTGTCTGTGTGCGATTCGCCCCGAAGAACGGCACCATGTTTCCATGACCCACCGGTGCCTGAACGACAGACAGTTCAGATTCACTGTGGGGAGTATACATCTCCTTACCAACGATCGAGTCGCTTGCAGGACGATCTTTGTTTTTCTTTGGAACTGCCATAGCATATCCGAGGGCCGCCAATCCCATGAGGAGAACGACGTCCATTTGTGTTCTTGTCGGAGTTTATTTAGACAACGGTTGCGAGTTGATATACTTCTCCTGTCGGGCAGACTGATCGGAGTCAAATGGACGAATCGCATGGGCCTGCGGGCGAAACACAAGCCAGTCAAAACGATTGAGTTCCTGTCCGGAAGTAGGTGGAACTACTACAGTCTGCTGACTGTCTTTCTTTTTGAAGAGAGTGAGAAGAGGTTGATCCATTGTTTTCTTCCTAAGAAACAATTGAATGTCGTCGGACGACAGCTTTACGACGATGTGGAACCTACTGTTCCCACCTGAGTTGTGGGCCCCACTTGAAGACATCATTGACTCGGTCACACGAACCACGATCTTTTTCATGATTGTGTTGGGCACAGTCTATCTTATTGCGTTGTATGGTGAGCTCTCGCACTGGAACCCCCAAACAATGTTTTGGGGGATTGTCATCACGTATATCGTGGTTGCCATCATAATCATAGCAGTTGCGTCGATGTTTAGCCCGTTCAAGTTGTTCGGTGTCGAGGTGTTCAACTCTGCCCCGAATACGTGCGTGGGTCAGAAAGGTTCATTAGAAGGTGGACTTTGCTACAACAATTGTAGGCAGGGATTCCACGGTCTCGGAGTCCGTTGTTACGCAGACAGTGTTGGAATCGGTCCAGGAACGGTTGTAGGACTTGAACCATGTCGCGACGGATACCGTACAGAAGGTCTGGTTTGCAGCAATGTCGGATGGGATAGTTGCAAATACAATACAGTCATTGGATGTATCGGTGGGTTCACCGGTGATTTCTACGGACGCCTGAACAACGGAGGTGTATGTCCAGGACCCCAAGATTTTGGTGGCAATTTTGATGATGAATATAAGAAGTGGAAGAGGTCGAATGATAAGCCGGATCCGGTCATCGATCCTCATACGCAAAAGATAGAAACAGCTGCCCAGGCAAACACCGCTGGACACAAGACATGTGATGATATCGCGACCGTAGGAAATGATAAACATACTGAAAAGATCGATGGATTGTGCTATAAGAAATGCCCGGCGGATTACCCGCAACACATCCCCGGACTGCCATATCTGTGTTACAAGGGTGGAGACTTATCGTATGACCGTGGAGGAGGTGATGTTCCTGCGATGTTCAGCTTCTTTCAGAAGTACACGTGGCCTTAATCATACTTCTTCCAATTGCCACCGCGGTTGATCCAAAACTCCGGCCAGCCATTGGTGTCGCGGAACAGAAAGTCCTGCCTGCCATTCTTCGTCACCGCCAAATCTCCAGGGATGGCACCATCCCGGGTGAGAGTTGAATCGAGCATCCACGGACCAAGCTGTATCTTTCCACCCGCGTTTCCAGCGGGTCCGGTCGCACCGGTCGCACCGGTCGCACCGGTCGCACCGGTCGCTCCGTCCTTCCCATTGATCCCATCCTTTCCGTCCTTACCGTCCTTTCCAGGCAGTCCGGCAGCTGCGGCTGCACCATCCTTTCCGGGCAGACCACGATCTCCCTTATCTCCCTTGTCGCCCTTGTCGCCCTTAGCCCCATCCATTCCTGTAGCACCCTGAGAACCGTCCCTTCCCGCCGTACCTGAAGTCCCGGCCGTTCCGGGTTCGCCACGGTCACCCTTATCGCCCTTGTCACCCTTCTCACCCTTATCACCCATCAATCCGAACGGTGCATTGATCGACGCAGCTGACGACGCCATGGTCTGACCCGGCATCACCTCTTCGAACGCACCAGTCATTGGATTTGTGAAATGTTCCTTCGTTATGTCACTGACAAACTGCTGTCCACGACTGACCACATCATTCACCGGTGCACCAGGATTTCCAGACCACATAGTGCGTGAATACGGGTCAAGGTTGAATGACTTCATCATCGCCTTGAACTTCGCAACAGAGTCTGCGAACACACTCGGGTCCGTACCGGGTAGAGGTGTGGGCAGCTTCACGTTACCCTGCGGCTTGATTCCGTAGCAGTTGACACCGAACTTGTTCGATGGATCGAAGTAACCACCGTTCACACCCGGGCGACCGCACGCAGTCCTCTTCTTCATGTCAACCTCCTGTTGGAGTGCGTCCCAGGTTGACTTCTGCGTAGGGTACAGTGCCATGCCACCAGCTGACCATCCGTATCCACACCACTCAGCACCGTGATTGTATGCGTCGATGATCTGCTCAAGCGTCGCGAGCTGCGTACCGTATGCCCCGCAGACCGCGGCTGCATCGTCGTACGTAAACTGATTGTCAGACACGTGGAACACCTCGCTTCCAATGAACCCGTTTGTTAGCGAAGTCGTTGCCTCGCCGACTGGTTGTTTCGGTTCATCCTTAGGCACAGTCAGGATGGGTCCGACCGCACCGATATCAAGAATCCCGTAATTCGAGAGAAGGAAGAGAACCATACCGACGACGATCCACAGAACACCAACTGCGAGAATCGAGCCAGTCGATAAGATAACAAAAAATGTTAAGATCAGGGTCATTGCGACCGTAAGTGCGAAGGATATTGGATCCATCTTTGCTTATTCATTGATACGATAATAGAATAGCAATCGCATAGTATCGGAGAGTGGAAAGTGATTCGGTCCATGGTTGCGGAGGTTCGAGTCGTCGTATTCGACCCAATCCTTTCCAGGTGGCATTCCGCGACCATATGTCCACCAGTGTCCGCCGTTGAAGCAGACAACTGCGGAGAGGGCGTACTTCTGTCCATTGAGAATCAAGAGAGTCATGTAGGAGGCTGATGTATTTAATGAAGTTGTATGGAAGACGAAGACCTGTGGAAAGGTAGACATGAGGAGCTGTTTCGTACACCCCTTGTGTTTACACTTTTCACATGTCCAGTCTGGAATGACGCTAGGTGACACAGCCTGTGCAACACAGTCTGTGAGACTTTGCTTTTTACCGCTAGGTGAGATCGAGAATTCAATGAGTGAATCAATCTTTGTATCCTTGTAATCGCAGGACGGATTTGAACACTTGACAACATTCGCAACCTTGAAGCGACAGAGCTTATCTAGGAACGGTAGTTTGTCGCAGAGGAACTCAAGTAGTTCATGTGAGTCACCAATTCCTTCGCCCGCAGGCATAACGGCTGTCCTCACACAGTCGTAGAATGGTTTAAGACCTTCTTCGCCTCGACTTGACCATATCTCTTGTAGAGATACGTCAACTGGAGATGTTTCTATAGCCGCTTCTGCGGTGTAGCGTGTCTGGACATCGGGAATACGAAAGATTGCTTGAAGAGTTGCATTGACCCAGCAGGAGCCTCGTTGATTACGAAGACCGAAGGACATCTTATCTTTGAAAGGCAGAGAAATTGGCTAAGAAAGGAACGGGATCCGTTTTCTGGGAGTTGTTCGCAAGCGAATAGCTGCTTGACTGCATGTACGGGTTCGGGACAAGATCCTGATCTCCAGGAACTCGCGATGTAACTGCATACTGATTCTCGGGGTTAGAACCTAGTGAATCGGTGGATGGAAGCATCGTTACGTCCATGCTATTGATCTGTGGGAACCCGAAGCCAAATCCGTCACCGGAACCGCTTCCTTTGTTTCCAGAACCCGGGCCGTATAGAAAGGGATTCGGGATTGAGGAAGAGGCAGATGCTGAAGAGGCAGACTGACCCTTTCCTCCCCACGAAGGACCCTTTACGCGAAGACTTGACCCCGGAGGGGCTGGAGATGGGGCGGTTGTAGGCGTAGACTTCGGATAGAAGTCAAACGGCGATAAGGATACCTGGGGTCCAGATGACCCGTATGTATTTCCAGTCATACCAGCAGCAGCAGACGCACCGCTTCCTCGACCAGTTCCAGACTGACCGGAGAACGGACCTCCAGTTGCGAACACAGGACCCGTTGTTGGTCTGGCAGCACCTGTATCAATGTCAGCAGACTCGTTAATCGGAGAAGGGAGTGGACCGTTGTTCGCATCCTGCATACTTTTAAGGATGTCCGCATATCCAGATGACTCGGCGTACGATACCTTTGTTGCACTACACGTTCCGCGTTCAGGAGAGTAGGTGAAGCCCGATGCACACGTTGGACGTGACGGATTTTCGTATGTACATCCTCCTAATCCGCCAAGTTTGTATCCAGATGGGCATGTTGGCGAAACATCCTTGCTGTACCTTTGTGTTATATTACTGTATGTCAGTCCAGCAGCGGCCGCTTGTGCTGGCGTCATACCATCGGGACCATAACACTTCGTACCACCGAGACCAACGGTCGTTCCCGATGGACACGTGGGTGGAGTCGGTTCTACATCGGGCTTCTTACACAAGCCGTCAATGACGGAAAGATCGGGGGCGGAACATGATGGCGGTGGCGAAAGTGTATCATTCACACCCTCCCGAAACGAGAGGGCATACAATAAGACAAGCCCGATCAGGGCAAACAGGATCCACTTCCTCATTGTGTCTACATAACATTTTCGGCACACGCACAGACGGATGCCGGTCGAGGGCCCTTCCAGTTCTTCGATCCGTCATTCCACATACCCGGATTAATCGGGTTCGATTGCGTAACAGGTTCGTAGTCGCCCTCCGAGAACCGTGTTGAAATCGTAGAGTCTGCGGGAGTATACGCATCTTCTTCGCGTGTGCGAACTTGATCACGACCATCCTTCGGTGCGAGATTCTCATCAGAAGGTTTGAACATCTGCGTCTTCTCCTCCCTCGAAGCAGCTGTTCCAGTCTTCTCGATATGAAACCCGTCCATAATCAATGTCTTCATGGACGAAGCGTCAACACCGGCAACCGTTCCAGCCGATGAGGCGAGAAATGTAGCAACCTGGGCTTCGGTCGGCTTGGTGGCAGCCGGTACGTAGACTGTGTCATAGAACGCAGCTAACACTGAGATATAATCAGCCATAACTGCGTTGGATGGTGCAACCGCCCCCACGCGACTCTCCCATGCCCTACATCCTGAATCTATACACGGTCCTGATGACGGACATGCACATGGGCGAGTAACATTCGTGAATTCTGTGTCGGTGAAATGCTCGATCTGCGAGACAAAGAGCAGAAGCAATAAAGCCAGGGCTATCAGGACCCACGTCATTGTATTGAGCAAAGATTTGTGAACGACTCTTTGATTGGCTGGGGCTTCTTCTCACGAGTTGCAGGATCAGCCGAGTCTTCCTTAAACAGACCCTGTTTCACCGCCGCCTCAGATGCCTCAGGTCCTTCCCACGTCTCGGATAACGCATCGAACTTTGCCTGCGTCTCTGCATCACGAGGCTTGAACTCAAGAAACCCGGTTGGGATGGTGTTCTTGCCAGGATTCTTGGGGACGAAAGGTGCTGGGCGAATCGGAGGGCATCCAAGTGCTTCCGTGTATTCGTTATACTGTCCGAGCGTCTCAAAGGTCCGCTTCTCGCCAGACTTAGAAGTTCCGACCCATGTCTTATTTGGCAGCTGATTCAATTCATCGAGACACGCCATTTTCTAGTTGTTGATATAAAATGGGCGACGTAAAGGAAAGCCTCAGCCGTCGTCCAGTCTTAGTTTTGTTTTACATGGAGGGCTGTTCGCATTGCGAATCGAACAAGCCTAAGTGGGATGAGTTCAAAAGGAAGTTCAAGAAGATCCCCGTCCTTGAGATTGAATCTGCGAATGTTCCGCCAGAGGAGAATGTCACTGGGTTTCCTACGATGAAATACAAGCCGCGTCGCGGTCGTGAGCGTGTGATCTCAGGAGAGCAGTCTTCAGCGGCTGAGATCGGTAGGAAACTCGGGGTTACTCACCGTCTCACCAGGCATCGCTCCCGTCGGACGTTCCACGCTACTCGCCGGGGTCTTAGGCATTGATCCCTTCGTGAGAACATAGCCCTCATTGAGTAACTTGCCAGATGCAGCACCCTTTCCTAGGAACGCTAGAAGTCCCTCGTGATCGTCCTCCGGCACCGTGTAGAAGTTACGCTGTGACTGGACCATCTGGAACACATCAGTCGTATCCATGTAGAGGTTCGACGTCTGTGCGAACTGCTTGTTGATCTGATCGCGAACGTTGACATCCGTCGGGTCCGATGCCGGCTTGCGGTTGGGGTTTTCGTTGATATCCACCAGCGTCGGGTTCATAAAAGGGTTCTGCTGCGTAGGCTTTGACGTCTCATCGCCCGAATAGGAACTGACTGCGGTACCCATGCGAAACGGCTCAGTGATCTTCTTCGCATTCGGGTAGAGCTGGTGAAGTGCGACCGTGATCGCCATCACGACCGGTACGTAGACAAAATACCTAACCTGCATCGAGCAGAAAAACAGTAGTATGCTGAGATACACTGTGAAGCGAACAACAGCATTTAATGATTCATCAACCGTCATACCCGCGGTCGGCACAAATGCATACCACGTGTCTGGACGGAACAGAATCGTTGGATCGGAAAACCAGAACATCTCTTATCTTCACCTGCGACCTTTTTCACGCTGTTTACGCTGGAGACGTGCCATCATTCTGGCACGTCGGGCCTCAGGCGAGTTACCAAGAATCTGCTCTGCGGTATTTCCTGTGGCCGGACCCTCGCGGGCGATTCCGACCATGTCCTTCATGTACTTGCCGAAACTGGACTGAAACTTCGCCTTGAGCATCTCGATCTCGCGGATCAGCTCCGCCTGATTGATCTTACCGTTCTTGATTCGCTCTTCAAGCATGGTCTTCACCTGCTCCGAGATGTAGCGGACCGCCTGACTACGCTCAGGATGTTGAAGGGCCTCGAGGATCTCCTCGGGACGCTCGAAATCAATTCCTATGTCTTCCAGCTTGATAGACGTCGCAATCTCGCCCACAATCGAAGCGAGTCGTGTGGTCATCAGCAGCTCGAAGATCTCAGACAGAGACGATGAAGTCTCCTCTGTTTCGAGTGTCTTCAAGATCTCATCAGTGTCACCGTGAGTTGCGGGCAACATGTGCTTCATCGCAGCCACAAGCTGAGACACCTTCTCCTTCGGGTCACCACGGAAGAAAGAAAAGACCATCGTCATGTGAAGCAGCTTCCAGGCTTCCTCAGTCTTGTCCCAGATCAAGGCAGACTTGATGCCAGGAAAGATCTCGGGGGCATCGAGAGTCATAAAGACACTGTTGTCACGCTGCATGATCTTCATAGCGTGAGGGGTAAGCACGTCTGTCAGATGAGTGTAAAGTTCATCCGACGCACGCGGAAATTCCTTATCCGGATGCTTGTCCTTGAAGTATTTGAGTAGGGCACGGAGATGATCCATTGTTGTTAGACGGCACTCTTATTTCCGCCACGAGACGCAAACGTCTTGCGGTCCGACTCGCTGAGGCAGATGCACCCAGTGTCGGAGGAGAAGGGAGAGGGGCAGCAGTCAGCACCGACCTTGTTCTGCATGAACTGACCGATGGCGTTGTCGTCGGCAACATCATACGGCAGCTCGGGGACGGGCTTCGCCTCACTTCCTAAGATCGGCGAGGTACCGTTGTAGGGAGCGATGTTGCCACTCTGGACAGTGTCGAGGGGAGCCATGTTGTCCTTCGGGAGCTCGAACGTCTCCTTACCACCACTCATGTCTGTGAATCGGATAAACAGCCCCACGAGGGCGGCGGCTAAGAAAAAGGCTAAAATGACCGGTGTTCGCTGCATTACTTGAAAGCCTAGAAAAAACGGATTCCATGGCGAGGAGAGAGGTTCAGTTCAATGGAGACCCTCAGCCTTGTCGAGCTTAAGAAGATCGCGAAGGAGAGGCGTATCAAGCAGTATTATATCCTCAAGCGTGCCCAATTGATCCAGATCCTATCAATGAAGGAACTGCCTAAGTCATTTATCATCGAGAAGATGACAATCACCGAACTTCGAGATGAGGCGAAACGTCGTGGCATCCGCGGATTCTGGACACTCCGAAGGGAGCAATTGGTCGCTATCCTGTTTCCGCCTGATAATTTGTCTGACGACATGAATAAAGTATGAAGCTCTCCTCTCAAAAAGTGGTTCGCCTCGGAATGGTCCTCGTGGGTGTGGTTGTTGTGTATTCCCTTTTTTCATCGTATTCCTCTGCGAAGGGTGCGGTCGTTGACAAGGCAGAGGAGCTCGGTGGCTCGGGAGGCATGGCTCCTCTGAGTGGCCAGGGCCCGTACTCGGTTGGCACGTCGTCTCTGGGTGGCAATGCCCTGGCTGTCGATGACATGCAGGGCCGCACGCCGGCGTCGCAGCAGACGTACACCCAGAACGTCCTCTCGTCGAGCGAGCTGCTCCCGAAGGGTGAGATGGGTGCGTCGTGGGCGGCAGTGAACCCTGTTGGCAAGAGCGACCTCGATGGCCAGAACTTCCTCCAGGCGGGTTACCACGCGAACATCAACATCATCGGTATCTCGCAGACGAACCGGAACCCGACGTATGACATCCGCTCGGAGCAGCCGAACCCGCAGTCGAAGGTCGGCCCGTTCCTCCAGACGACGATCGACCCGGACCCTTTCCGTGCGAACCGGGCCTTGGATGGTCTCACCGCTTAAACTTCCCAGTGATACATAATGTTGTCGGTTGCCGCGGCCGTCGTAGGAGTTGCGATTGTCTCACAGTTCATGGGACCCACGAATACAGTTCGAATGATGGGTCCGGATGGTCACGAATATGACATTCAGAATCTTCCCGACAAGGAGAACGCCGTCAAGCTGATGGCGAAGATCCGCGGTAACCTCACGAAGTTACGCGATTACTATGCCGCAGAGCCAGCCTTGATGAACGACCCACCCGTTGCCCGATTCGTCGCACGCTTTCAAGCCGATGCCTTCTCCGAGAATGATGTCCAGTCCAGCGACACCTCGTATTCAGAGAACAAGGGACAGCGAATCGTTGTATGCCTTCGCGACAAGACAAAGCCACCGTATCCACTCGTTGAGATCAACACGGTCATGTTTGTGATGCTTCATGAGATGTCGCACTTAATGACTGAGACGATTGGTCACACACCTGAATTCTGGGAGAACTTCCGTCGCATCCTCCACGATGCAGTCAAGATCGGAATCTATACACCGGTCAACTATTCACGTCAGCCGACGCCATATTGCGGCATGATGATTACGGATTCACCCCTCTAAGGAAAACCTACTCTACTCATAATGAAGACGGTCCCCGTCGCAGCAACAGGATCTTCCATATCATTCTTTGAGGATGATACCCTAGAAACTGTCAGACAGCATATTGCTGTCGTCACGAATAGCCATCCCGATCGGCTGTTCATCGAAGTACAAGTTCAGTTACCCGAAGAACACTACGAAGACCCTCGCCACTGGGACGCATTGTTTCTTCGCATGTCCCTTGACGGAGTGCGTCTCGATCTTGATCTGTTCAAGTCGTATGTCGAGACACTTCGCGTAGGAACCGGAGTGAAGGAGAGAGTCTGGTCACGCGAAGATTGGAACTCAAAGCCCGAATCACTGAAAGATTTGTACAGTCCAGGTGCTGGATTCTCGGAATGGCGAGTCTTTGGTGTTCCCGATGACAAATCCTTCTGTCTTCCTCTCCCTCCGAAGGATCTGAACCTTCAATCCTCTCGCATTCCGATTGGCAACTTGCAGTTACTCTTTGAGACTCTGTACGACGACGTCGTTTCGTTCCGTGCGACGGAGATCAAGGAGGCATCACAACTTGTGCGTCGCGTATACTTTCCCATGTTCACAGACACAACACCTAACCGACTTACTGAGTCAGCTGTTCGGTCACTGCGATCGAATGCGGATCAGCTCACGAAACTTCTAGCACTCGATGTCCCTGAACCGAAGCATCCAGCGATCTTGCGTGCGAAGTGGTACGTCCCGCTCGTTGAGACTGAGTTCACTGCTCCCCGTGCTAGGTTTGAGCAGATCTTCTACGGTATGACTCTTTCGAAGAAGACACCGTATGTGGGCTTTTTCACTTCAAAGCAGGAGAAGACCCGTCACAAGTTCTATGTTGTTGATCCGTCGAACAAGGTTCCGTCCGTTGATGTCCCGACCTGGAAAGCGTGGACAACCACAACTCTTCCTCAGCGTCGTCTTCCTACTCTCCTCTTCTATCGCGGAACCTCACGCACATCCTTCGATCGTATTGCGATCACACCACGCGACATTCAGTTCACGATCGTGCGTGGAAAGGAGACAAAGGAATCACTGGATGACATTCGCCTGAGCCTATATGACTGGATCAAGACGATGGACGCAGTGACACCGTTCGTTGAGGCAGCTGATCTCGCAGTCACCCGATGGGAATTACAGGACCTGTCCGTGCTTGGTACCTATGCGAAGGAGATCAAGGAGTTCGACATGCGTAGGTTTCAGTGTATTCAGTCAATCTTCAGCTCTCAGGATGATGCATTCCGCCTTCTTCGTGCGGATCGTCTCGCAGAGAACTTCACACCCCTCGAAGTTCAGGCGTTTCAAGCCCTTCAAGATGCGGAGACTCCTTCGGTAGAAACTCTGACCACCATCGGAATGACACCGGACGACGCAGAAGCACTGTTCACAAAGTTCGCAAACCTAGGCGATGATCTCGATCTCGAACGTGTGTTACGCGGGTTCCCTACCATTCGCTTCTCAAACAAGGAGGTCATTCTCTCTGCGATCACAGATGTGGAGCGTGCGATCAAGTATGCGAGTATCCTGCGTCATGTTCTGACATCCGAGGATTCATCTGTCGAAGCTGTATGTCCGAAGAGGATGGAAGCCGTTGAGGCAACCGCAGTTGTTCCGCAGGTCACAGTGTATTCGGGCGAGTTTCAGGTGGACGATGACTTCTTAGCCGATCTGGGATTAGGTGATGAAGCAGCCCCCGCACCACCGGAGCCAGTAGCACAGCCGCAAGAAACAAAGAAGCGTGTGCGTGTAACGGACAAGTCAAAGTCAACCTACAACTACTTCAACAAACGTCTACAAGAGTTTGACCCAGAGACATTCGACAGCACAATCTATCCCAGCAAATGCGATAAGAACAAGCAGGTTGTCGTTCTGACCCCCGAGGATGAGACACGCATTCCCCCCGAATACAATCCACGCAACTACGGTCGCATTCTCCCTGAGAAGAAACAGAAGCGAGATGAGTCACTGATCATGGAACTCGACAACCCAGCAGGTATCGCAGTCTGTCCGCAGTACTGGTGCATCAAGGATCAGATTCCTCTGCGTGAAACACAGCTCGTTGAGGGTGCCTGCCCAGTTTGTGGGGGTAAGGTTCGCTCCGGTAAAGATGAGGATATCTCAGAGTTCTCCGTGATCAAGCGTGATCAGGAGTCGGTGTTCCCAGGTTACATTCGAACAATCAAGGACAAGCGTATTCCGTGCTGCTACAAGGAGGAGCGGTCTGAGGTTCTCGTTCCGAAGGATGAGAAGTCAGATGATTCATACATTCTCAGTTCCGTGAAGACACCTTCGATGCGAATGGGGTTTATCAACGACAAGATTGCAGCTTCTCTTCGTATTCCCATCAAGTACGACGCATCTGTGAAGAAGAGCCGCCTGGATGCGGGGAAGGCTGACTTCTTCCGTGTCGGACTCGGACGCCCTTCAAAGACGCTGCCGCATTTCCTCGGAGATGCGAAGACTGTCCCTGATCCGAAAGACGCACGCAAGAATGTGCTGCTCTGTTCATTCGCACGCACGTGGACGGAGATGGGTGAGGGTGAGACGCAGCTCGATCGCATCGTGTCTGGAATTCAGAACGCGTTCACAGAAGGGCGACTGAGTGTGCTGGATGAAGTTGAATACACGACCTCTGTTCTCGGATGCAAGGTGGTTCGCGTCGACACAGCTTCGAACTCTGTCACCTGCGGATTCTGGTCAGATACTGCGTGGCCTCGTGAGCGAACGATTGTGTTGATTGATCAGGATATCTTAGCCCATGTCGCACGTACAACGGAAAAGAGCAGGGGATTCGGAAAGTACACCTACTCTGTCAACTTACGCGAAGCACCGTTCCCGAAACAGGTTCTCTCCACTGTCACATCACTGCAAGCAAAGGCATGTGCGTCAGATCGTCCGCGGTACACAGATGCGATCAATGAACTGCGAAGCAAGGGTCATGACTTCCAGGTTATCATGGATCCGTTCGACCGAATTCAGGCAGTGTTTGTACCGAAGGTTGTCGTGCTACCGATCCAGCCGGCGACAATGGAGTCGTTGCCAGGTGTTCATGTTCTCTCGGGATATTCAGACATCAAGCCCGAAGAGTTACCGACTCGCCAGGCCCTTCGCAGCTTCTTAGATGCGACAACTCACAAGGGATTCAAGTGGGTGGAAGATCTGAAAGATTCAACAGGTCGGTTCGTGGAGTCGTTGCTCGCATCTGAGTTCCGTGCACCGTTTCAGCCAGAGGAGTCTACGCCAGGTGATCCGAAGGAAGTTCTGTCCACGATGTCGCGTCACCCAGAGGGACTTCTGACAGAAGGTGGACCGAATAAGGAAGATGAACTCGTTGCGGATTCGATCTCGTATTCAGCCGAGGTCTTCGAGTTCTTGTTATTCACTCTGTCAAAGGACATTCAAAAAGAGGAACATGCAACTCTTCGTGAAGCGATTGCGACTCGTGGAAAGACACTGTACAAGCAACTCGATGCCTGGCTCAAAAAGGAAGCCCACTGGGATGCCACTCAGGGTCCACGTGCATTCGTGAACAAAGTGCGGACACCCTGCGGACAGTTTCAACAAAAGGACGCATGTACTACGTCATCCTTGTGTGGATGGAAAGCGGGGAAATGTAAAATTAAGGTCGACTCATCGGTCGATCGGAGTTTGGTTCTTCGCCGATTGACGAAAACGTTGACTGAGAACGATAAGCAGCGTGCATTAGTATTAGATGAGCGTCTGTCACCCTTTTTCAGCACGGTTCTTTATATGGAGATGCCGCATGAGCTGATCACGACATCTGTGTAACGGCGACGGAGTGAGGAGTCTATCGGCGACGAGTGGAGCGGGTCTTGCGGCCACGACGGCGGGTGCCACCGATCTTTCCGGCCTTCGCCTTCTGCGTCTTCATATACTTGGCGTAGGCCTTGTGCGACCTCTCGTATCCGTGCGGCATGGGTCCGTAATCCAGATAACGGCTGTGGGCACGCCTCTGAAGTCGTGTATTCGGTCCATCCACACGCTGCGTCGTCTCATGCCGTTCGACCATGGGGTCCTTCTTCTTATACTCCTTCGCATAAGGATTGGACATTTATCTTTCATTCAGAAAGATTTTACGCCTTCGGCTTGATGAAGTGGACCTTCAGGAACGACTGGAGGTTCAGGTACGTCACCTCATCCTTGTCCGACACACGCAGCAGCTTCGCAAGAGCCGAGTTCGGGAGGATGCGACGCTTGAACGCCGGGTCGAAGCAGCTGTGCTCCTTCACGTAGTTCGAGATGAACTTCGTGACCTCCGTCTGCGAACGCTTCTCGCCCGACTTCAGGCCCATGAAGTGGCACAGCTCGTCCGTCAGGGGACGCTGCACGAGGAAGGCGTTGTTGGCACGGCGGGCCTCCCACGTCTTACGCTCCTCCGGGGTCATGTCCTCCGGGTTCTTCTTCTTCTTCTTCTTGATCTCACGGGCCTCACGCTTCGTCGCCTTGATGGCGTCCGAAACACTCTTCGTGGCCTCGCGGACACGGGTCGTCAGCTCCGTCGACAGGGCCTTCAGCTTCTCCGCCAGGCTGGCGAGGATGACATCGGAGCTCTCCGCCGACTCGACGACGGCCGGGGCAGACGGCGTCTCAACCGTCGGCACGGTGACAACCGCCTTCGAGGGGACGGCCGCCTTGGCGGGCTTGGCAGCCTTCGCCGCCTTGGCAGGCTTGGGGGTCTCGGCAACAGGGGCAGGAGCAGGGGCGGGGGCAACGGGGGCAGACTTCTTCGCAGGCATCTTTGACTTAACAGGAGTAGAAGAAGACGACATTTCTAACGCACTGGTATACTCTTACCACCGGCGGTCATGTAAACCGTTTCGTTTCAAAAAGTTGGCGTAGGACGTTTTGTGTAGGACAACAAACGCACCTTCGCACCCATGTAGTACCTGCGATAGGCGACAACGGGGTCTTTATCTTTGTATTCGTCAGGCATGGCGAGTCGAGGCAGTGTCCATCCGACGTCAACGAGTTTGATCGGAGTATTCGCGGTCAACCACCTGAGATGATGTTCAGTCTTATGGACCTTCCCATAGCGATAGGTATACTCTTCGCAGAGTGCAATGCCGAGGGCACAGAGCCATCGGTAGTTGACAAGTGATTCGCGGACCCATCGTGCGGATGGATGGTTTGGATGTGTCTTACGATAGGCCCCTTCTGGGAGCGGTGATTCGTAGACCCAGTGGGCAGTGTATAAGAGTTGTGCAGTTTCGAGGATCATCTTCACGACATGTTTATCGCAGTGAAAGCGAGCCGCTTCGGTCGGGTTGAGAGAAAGGAAGAAGATATTCATCCTGCCACCCATTTCCTGGGGCTGCAAGAATCCATTTTGCTAGCAGCGATACAACGCTGATAACAGTAAGAACACAAAGTCATACGATCGAGAATCTGTCATCATGATCGTCAACAAGTTCAGTGAATAGATCATTGAGGTTGTGGAGGATGCGACGTAGCCAAGACCTCGGTCAATAATCCCCAGCATCCGCTTGTTCGGTCTCGGCATTGCATCGATGTCTTCGGACAGAAAGCGAAGGGCGATCTTCAAGTTTGCGGACGAGAGATTCGCGAACTGCTCGGGATGGGCATCTTCGAATCCATATCCGCGAAAGATCTGTGACAACACAGTCCATCTGCGAATGATGTTCTCTTTCAGATCACGTGGTGGGGGTGGAACCAAAATTCTCCATCGTCGTCGCCACAGGTGGAGTTTTCGCAGTCGCCCAAGTGCTTCATGAGATATCGGCGTCTTTGTATAGGGATTTGTGGGAGTCACGGAACGAGTGAACCACTCCCACGCAGTTGCAAAGTCAAACCACCAGATACGTCCACCTTCTTCGATTCCGAAGTACTCGTATGGATACTGCCGGTCCTTCGATTCAAGTGTGACAAGTTCCTCGTCGTTCACACAGTTTCCGCGTCGAAGAACGCCAGGTCCAGATAACGCCAGAACCGTTCGAACCCTCCATCCGCGGTAGAGGGCTTGAACCTTCGGAAGGCGACTCAGTCGTTGCCGATGGACATCTGCCCACAACTGACAGGACTTAGCCCTGGCGTGTTTTCCACACAGAGTATGTCCCATCAGTGCTTTGAGTGAACATCGATCCGTTGATGTCTTGTTCCTGACAGAGGCACACTGCATTGCCTTTATCTTCTGAACAATCTTGAAAACTAGAAACCTACGCGGAAAACGAATTCCGTGCCACCGAGGGTAACGGATAGCACAACAGACAAAATGGCCACTACTGCAATCATCCCTTCTGAGAACCTGGACATCAACCGCATCACCATCGGCGAGATCCGTGCAAACAAGGCTGGAGGCAAGACAGTTCCGATCAAGTACAACAATGTTCCGCTTCAGGTTCGCATTCCGCGAATCAGCTACCCCGCAGGTCTTGTCGTTCGCGAGGACGAGAAGACCGGTCAGCGTAACTACACACTCCTGGCTTCGCTGAAGGGCTGCGATCCGTATGCGAAGGAGCGTAGCAGCGACGGCTCGGAGGTTGGCCTCTTCTACAACTTCCTACTCGACCTTTCCGAGAAGGTCATCCACTCTGCCACTGCGAACAGCGGTCGCTGGTTCGGTAAGTCTCGCTCCGAGTCGACGATCCGCGACACGTGCAAGCCTCTGCTCACGCCGAGTGTTGAGAAGGTCAATGGCGAGTGGGTGCCGAACGGCAAGTATCCTCCGTCTCTCCGCATGAAGATCTCGATCTGGGATGGCCAGGTCGGGATGGACGCGGTTGATGAGAAGGGGAACACGATCGAGCTCACGCCCGACAACCTCGAGCAGGTCTTCCCGAAGCGATTCGAGGGCCGCATGGTCATCACGCCGTCCATCTACGTGACCGGCACTGGCTGCGGTGTCACGTGGCGTGTCGTTCTCGCGAAGGTCTTCCCGCCCCAGCGGGTGGGTGCCAAGGCGGCGTTCGCTGACATCAAGGAGCCTGAGGAGGATGAGGAGGACCGCCCCGCGAAGCTTGACATCGCTACTGAGGATGCGTTTCCGGAGGAGACGAATGAGGAGACTCGTCCACCGACGCCACCGTCGGCACCGGCACCGTCTGCACCTCCGGCTGTGAAGAAGGGTCGGAAGGCGACTGCGGTTGCGTAATCGACCAAACACTAGACCCTGCGGGGGGAGTATACACAACCATACGTTCATCAATAAACCAAACTTTTTCCTTTTCAGGAAAGTCTAGCGTTGACTCGGTGGAACATGCGGACTTTGTGAAGGACTTTGTCTTACACTTCGCACACGAGTAGACCTTCGGCTTTGCGATCAATGTATCAACTGTCACAACACGCGTCGATCCACGCAGGCATCGTTCAGCGACAGCAGCAGGCGTTGTCCAACCCTCTGCGAGACACTGCTCGTACACATGACTCGGAACCTTACTCCAAAAGCTCTCGCCTTCCACCCAGCCATCTTCTTGAAGAAGGGTGCTGAACGGGTTCTCCTTGTACCACAGAAGGGCGACATCACTCGGGTCATCGAGCTTGTGTTCAGACAATCCAACTCGATCAAGGCTATCGGGATCATACAGCCAGTAGACATTCGCATGCGTGTAGTTCGGATCACGGGCACCGCGATAAACCTGTCGATCCTCCATCGTCCACAAGTCAGACACGATGTTGATGTCGTTTTCGGTGATGTCTGTGCCTACCTCATAGACAATCGAACGGTCAATTGTTGAGAACATTGTTACCCCGCCAGACTAATCGAACGTAACCTTAACGAGAACATCGTGCATTCGAACAGACTTTGTTGCCGATCGACTCAACTCGTGACGCTTACGACGCTCGCCCTCCTTCGGCTGAATGACCTGCGAACACTCCTCCATGTCAGCATGGACATCGTCATAATTCGCATCGAGGTAATCGAGGATCTCATCCTGAATCACCCACTCGAAGAAGTTCAGCTGACCCACAGTGGTGTCAAGACCACGGAACTGGATCCGCTTCCACCGACAGAAGGGATCGAACATCTTTTTGTTATACGCTTTGAGATGTGACTTGTAGACCAGATACACAATCACGTGGTGATTTGCCTTCGTCATAAAGGACACGTTGTACTTCTTCGAGTAGTTGGTTACAAACCAGTCGAGCAGACGCAGACTTAGGCGTGATTTACCCGTAAGAATATCCTCGATACGCTGGAAGTTTTCGGGCTTTGAGTAGAATCCTTCGAGTCTGTGGAGAACCCACTGCTCCTTACTTTGAATCGTCTCCATACTGATTCTGTATTTCAGAGCTGAAAATGAGTTTTCGAAGGATACGTATATAGAACGCAACTGAATGGATGCAGTAGTCTTTGAATGGCTTCGGGATCCTCCTTACACTCGGCCGAAGAAACGACTCAAGCCACTCATCATGTTGCTGACACTCATTGGACCTGTGAGCTATACACAGGCTAGACGCACAGTGTTCGCAGCGTTTGAGACAGCCATGAAAGGTGAACTTGGACATATTTGGATGCGTGACCGTTGTGTACGCAGAACGATCCGTATCTACGGCGAGAATGATCAACGCACGACTCAGTGGCATACAAAGCGAGGTGAGATGATCACTGGTTCCGAGGTCCACAAGGTCTTCGCTGGTGGTGAGGCACGTAGGTCTCTGATCGTAGGAAAGTTGGAGAAGCCGCAGTCGAGTGGTCCGTCGGCCGGTGCATTGGTGTGGGGAACCCGGTTTGAACCGATTGCGAAGGGTATCTTTGAGGAAGAGACGAACTGTTCCATTGTAGACGTGTCATGTGTTCAGCACCCGGTCTATTCCTTTCTAGGTGCTTCACCGGACGGGATCATCTTTCCGAAGGATGATAACATTCGTCGCCGTGGACGACTGGTTGAGTTCAAGTGTCCGATCTCGCGACCAGAAACAGCGGGTATTCCAGAGGATTACGTTCATCAAATGCAGATGCAGATGGAGTGTACTGGAATCGACGAGTGCGAATATGTGGAGTTTCGCTTCAAGAAGGTGTTCTCCTCCGAGTGGGTTCGGTCTACCGTAATGAAGGGAGTCTTCGCAGTCTTTGATGACGATACAGTGAAGTACAAGCCGCAGACGACTGAGTTCGACACATGGCGTGCAGAGATTGAGAGTAAGGATCCACAATACGTCTTCTGGATTCTGGCTTCGACGAAGAAGGCGTTTCTACCCAAGGATCCGAACTGGTTACCCACGCATCTCCCCGCACTTCAAGCAGCATGGGATGAGGTCCTTCTTCATCGGGCAGCAGGCACGCTGCCACCGCCACCGCCTTCGAAGGTTATGACACTTGACATTTGATGACACCTGGAAAATAATACCCTTCCGTCGGGATGTTGGGATCGGTATACCAACGGTCTGGCATCACAATTTTTCGCGTATGATTGAGGAACGCCCCCCACCAACTGAAACTTGAATTCGCACAAATACCTCCAGCACATTGACTCATGAGAAACAAGGTATCAAGCTCAGGTTCCATGATGACCGTGAACTTGATCCCTTCGAGGAAAGGACGCGAGAGTGCATACCCAAGGTCATTTGTGACAACGTAGAAATGGGCCCCTGGAAAGTGAGCAATCGCCCTCTTGTAATACTCATCAAGTCCAAGGTCATGGAGCCAGTGATTCACATAATCTCCTCCGCGAATGTGGAGGAATACTGCATCGTAGACACCAGGATACTTTGTAACGATACCTGTCGGAAACCGTAGCCTCTGAACAAAGTCTTCGTCGACATAGCGATAGTCTTGAAAATACCCATCTATCTCTGCGTTCATATGAAACCTAACGATGTTAGACCAGTTCGTGTACGACATCGTAGGTTCTACCAGTCGGATCGTTGGATGCAACACAGAATAGAGATTGGCGAACGACGCGAAGATCGTATCAAAGTAGGATTCTTTTGAATGAGGCGACGGGTTTGTGAGATTCTTAATACACGGAGTTCGCCCAGTTTGCTTTGCAATATGAAAAAGGGCAGCCATCTTGAACAATTGATTGCCAAGACCGCCAACTAGTTCAATTGTCAATGAAGGCATTATTACTTTCATATGATAAACCGCTTTCTCATAAATGACAGTGACGTTTGTCACTGCCTTCCTCAACTTACATGAAGACCGACCAGCTGATAAGTCAGATGAGAGGCGAATCGAACTATTCAAACAACTTGAGGCAACTGGAATTCGGCTACACGTCTTCTGCAGTCCGGAACACGCGGGTAAGTTCACAGTTCGTAACGGAGTGATTGAACAGATTTCACTTAGTCAACTGGACACCTACGCTGTAGCACCGCCTGGTCTTCCGGATGTGCGGAATGTTCCCCACGATACGCGGAACTTCCTCATTCTTATGAATTCGAAGGCAGAGCTTGTTGATCGGGCAATTCGTGTGGGCAACACAACCCATTACGCATGGATCGACTTCAATGTCTGTCATGTGTTCAGAGACCCGAACACTGTGAACACACTGGTCGACCTTTCGACACACAGCTTTCCCGACTCATGTTTGTACTTTCCCGGCTGTACTGGAAAGGGATCGTACGGGTTCTCGGCTGTAAACTGGCGTTTCTGTGGCGGGTTCTTCTTAGGTGACAAACAGTCTCTTATCGACTTTTACGACTTGTACAAAAGGAAGTTCCCCCGCCTCCCCGTTCTTACCTGGGAGGTTAACGTGTGGGCATACTTCGAATCGTGTGGATGGTCTCCAACATGGTTCTCTGCAAATCACGATGATTCGATCATTCGCGTGCCTCGATCCGGAGTTGTGTATGTTCCACCGGATCTTCGGGCCCCTTGGGACGGGCAGTATAGCAGCTGTAAACGTGATAAGGCAATCTGCAAATTCGTAGACAAGTGTGCGAAAGAGAACAATGTGTCAGCACTCTTCTTCTTGTCAGACGGAATCATGGGAAATCAAGAGTATGACCGAATGATCACTTCTCTTGGTCGAACGACGAATGATATCACTCCTGAGAGAAAACTTCCAGAGATTGAGTCACATGCTGTACCTGGAACTCGTCCAGTGATCTGTACTCTCTGTACGCGACAAGTCATTCGTCCGGTTGTTCTTCTGCCTCTGGACGATGATACGTTCGCAAATGGCCTGCCTACATTTCCTGACGTTGCGTGGGAGGACCGTGTGCCGAAGCTCGTCTGGCGTGGAGGATCGAGTGGATTTGATCGTCCATCAATTCGGGCAAAGGCGATTGATCAGCTATTTTCCCACCCAAATGCCGACGTCCGGTTTGTCTACGGTGGATGGCCAGAGAACGACGCAGTGCTTCCAAAGGAACACTTCGATGAGAGAATAAAGATTGAGGATCAAGTTCGGTACAAGTATAACCTGATCATCGACGGTGCATGTATCGCGTCGAGTCATCAATGGGTGTTTGGATCCGGATCTGTCCCCGTAATGGTGACACATCCAGACAACGACTATTGGTTTCGCAAGTATCTGATTCCTATGGTTCATTACGTTCCGATTCAGTACGACTTATCCGACTTGACCGAGAAGCTCGAGTGGCTCGTGAACAACGACGAAGATGCCAAAGCAATAGCTGGAAACGCAATGTATTTGGCCAAACGTGTATTCACACCCATGTTCCAGCAAGAGTATATAAAGTCAGTCATGTGTCGCGTTCAGCAAACCGACCGGCAATGTCGCTGAAACTGGGCCGCTGCTTTCCAATGCGGACCTTGTATGCGAACCACTCGGCGTCTGGCTGGAGAGGCTTCCAATACTGATCGAGGATGTAGACCCAATCCATCGTGGGGTTCTGCATGAACAACCTAGCACCCTCTTCCCAACGGGCGATCAACTTATCATAGAACCTTGAATGAACAATATACCCACTCGTTGTCTGAACCTCCTGAACGCGATGGAACGTGTCATCATGGGGCGTGCTGGCGACAAGATTGTAGGAGATCATCACAACGTCATAGCTAGCAGGTAGCCTAGCGATGAGGTCGTCCCACTCACTCTTCGAAATCAAGAACTGAAAGTCATCCTCGAAGATCATGACGGATTCATAGCCTCTCTCTTTGGCGAGATTCAGCACTCCAATGTGCGACAGGTTACAACCGATTGCACCAGGGCTATACTGTGTAGCAGGAAACCGTTCAACGGTCAGACCCTTTTCTTCAAATTCCTTTTCGACCTCCGCACGGCGATCCGTACGGTGGTCGAGATTGATATAAAACGCATGCATTGTTCTCGTAAACGTTTACTCTGAAAGCAGATTGTTTAGGTATGACGACAATCGTATCTATGTTTTTCAACTTGAGGAAGCTTCCTGATGCAACAGAGAACGTTCGTCCACCCGAATTCTATGTAAAGAACGGAAAGCCAACTCTCGATCTTCCCTATCCAATGGTTATCTTCTGCGATTCTGAAACACGCCCGTTTCTAGAAGGATCTCGCGTTCACCCGACTGTCTTTATCGAGAAGGAGTTGACGGACTATGACTTTTACAAGACGCTGTGGCCGATCATAACTGAGAACAGAAAGACGAACCCAAGTCCTGATCCTCGTAATACTGCATCCTACTTCCTGCTGTGCATGTTTAAGATTCAGGCAATGCTCCTCGCAAAGAACGCATTCCCAGGCACCCATCTCGCATGGGTTGATATGGGCGGTAGTCATGTGATGAGGTCATTCTCGACGGCTGTTCCCGCACTTATCGAGCGACCGAACCCAAAGTTTTCATGTTGCTACATCCACTACCGTTCTCATGATGACATGTATCCAATGAAGGAACGTAACGGACTTGCGTGTTGCTGTGGAATTGCCGCAACTGTATTTACAGTCGAGAAATCCTACATTGATCGAGTGTACGCAGGAATGTTTTCAATTTTATTTGAACAGGTTTCGGTCGGGGTAGGCCATGCGGAGGAGCAGGTGTTCACCTATCTTTATGATAAGCATCCGGAGTGGTTCACTCTCTATTTCGGTGACTACTTCTCTTGTGCTACCAATTATCATTCAAACGTAGAGGATCATTATGCGATCCAGGTTCATTTCATGGAGAATGCACGTAGGGCTGGTAGGCATGATCTTGTCGAACTAGCCCAGAGCCGGTTCACCTGAACCATCGTCTCCACCACGATATCTGAGATGCGAATTTAGTGTTCCATTCATCAAACGTATATTGATTGCCCATACTGACATTACATCGTGAGCAAATCGGTTCAAGGTTATCGAGAGTTGTCGGACCACCCTTGCTTTCAGGGATGTTGTGGCCACATTGATAGTCGAACACATTGATTGTATTCGTACACCAGGCAACCTTACATTTCGTATCAAACCGTCGACCTACCTTACATAACCACAGTTGTTCGCGGAGTGCCCGTGGAATTCTGTTTTTACTCATTGGTTCTTCTCACATCAACGCTTTATATGCGTTCACCTGGAACGGCGTCGCCATCCCATAGGCCGGCTCTACGTAGGAGTTGCGAGGCATATGGTTCGTCCGCTGCTCGTACGAAGAGTGCTCAAGAACCTGCGTACGCTGATCCTGCGTACGATCAAGCATCTCGGGCTGGAACTTCTCTTGTGCCCCCGAGAGCTTCCATACGACCCAGAGGACTGCGACTGCTAAAAGAAGAACGATGATGTGAAGCATTGTTCTTCTCAGGCGAGAAAAAACGAACTCTTTCGTGTCTAGAAGAATACAAGGACACAATGGAAGAAGAAAGGGCACTGAATACCCTTCGCATCTACTTCGAGCGTCGTAAGCTTGGTACCGAGACAAAGTCAGTTACCTCTGATTTCAAGGACACTGCAAACATCTATGAAGTTGGTGACATGTTGGTCATCTTCAGTCAGAAGGAGAAGATGCTTGAGCGTGATGCCTTGACATTCACCAAGTTTGCAGCTGACAATGGATACACAAATGGCGTGACAATCGTAGCCCGCAGTGCACCGTCCGAGAACCTATTGAACGCAATCCGAACTCAGAAGGTTCTGTTCTTCCACCTCCGTGAGCTACAGATGGATATTACCACGCACAGGATGTCGGTTCCTCACCGAATCCTGAAGCCAGACGAGGCAAAGATTGTACTCGAGAAGAACCGTGTTGTGAACCCAGAGTTTCAGCTTCCGTGCATTGATTCGCAGGATATCCAAGCCCGTATCATCGGTGCTGTGCCTGGAGATATCATTGAGATCACGCGTCATAGCGATACGGTGGGCAAGTCCATCTATTATCGGTATTGCGTTGCTGACGTAAATGTTGCCTAGACATAATGGATGAGTTGGAAGAGAAGTTTCAGGAACAGCAAGCGTATTATGATAAGCTTGTCGCAGACGCATTGAAGAAGAATGACTCAAGTGCATTACCTGCCATTGCAGCTGCGAAGCAGAAGATGAGGGACACGTTATCTGAGATGCTTGAACTCTCTGCCAAGACATCTCACGAAGACCAGCAGCAGGAGCTGATTCGTCGCATCATGGAGATTCAGCGGGATTACAATGGATTGCTTACCGGAACAGATAAGATGGAGACCTTACGCCGTATTCACCAAACCACCTCAGAGAAGCACAACTCGGAACTAGGATTGTATGGGACAGGCTTTTTCATTGCGAGCCTCGTATTGGTCGCCCTTGTTATGCGAACGCACTGATCGCAATCGTTACGCCCGTAATCACGAACAATACAACAATTCGGATGATGATCCCCGTGGTGTCGAGGGGACGTGACCTGTCTGCGGTGGATGCTGCGAGTTCATCCGCAACCTTAGGACCTTCCTCTTGAAGTTTTTTCGACTTCAGGTGAAGCTCTTCTAGCTCGGGATTCGTATCCTGATAATCGTCGAGGAACGACTGAATAAAGAACTGATTCTGGGTAATCCCATTTCGCATCATGTCAAGCGACGCTTGAATCTGCTGCTCTGCGGCTTCGTACGCCTGCTTATACGGTGCCTCGCCCTTCTCCTTGTAGAGCTTGTAGTTTTTGACGTATGCGTCGAGTAACGTCTGGTATTCGGGGGGCACAGTTGTATCACCATCTCCCGGAGGGGTTGGGGCTGTGAGGTCGCTCGCGTGTTCGCGAACCGATAAGGATGCAACCGTTATCAAAGCAAACAAGAGGGCAGTGAGCCACCCAATCATTATCTTGTTATTGAGTAATAAAATGCCAGTGTCACAATCCTTCTATGAACCAGGGGCTACGGCTCGTCACATGCGTGGAGTTGATGCGTCTGAATACACTCGCTTCGTTCGGATGGCGGCCACGGTCGCACCGTTTATCCAGAGTGGCAAGGTGATCAACGTTCCGTATGCCCGTAACGGACAGAGCCAACAGGGGGCCCGTGATGCCCGATTCGTTAGTACAATCTTTAGTGGGCTCAGACCGTTTGTTGCGAATAAGTAATGAGTTGTCCTTCCGGGTTCGAAGTTGGACTGTCGAGTACGTGCCGTATTACATGTCCTCCTGACTTCAAGTACATCAACGAGGCAGGTGTTGAGAGGTGCGTGTCCACAACAGATAACCGCTATTCGGTTCGCCTTCAAGCAATCCCACAGGGGACGACGAATACAGCGTTCGCGAATGAACAAGCACGGTTTCTCACCGACTTCATCACGTTGACGGGACAAATTCGGGCAGATCAGGCTACACAATCTGCTGTTCAGACGAATGAAGTTGCCGCGGCACATGAGAAGATCAAGTCGTCCAATCAGCTCGCTGACGTCTACTCTGAAGCTATTGAGACACTCAAGCCCCTTCGTCCACCCACACAGCCGAACGTTGATATCATGAACGCAAAACTCGAGATCGGCAAGATTTCTAAGGAGAACATTCAGGTACTTCAGATCTGCCTTTTCTTCATCGTCATCACACTGTTCGAGTACCTGCTTCTCCCGTCGTCGATTGTCCATGGAATCGCCTTCTTCACAATGTGTGTTGGACTGTCATTCGCAATCTATCTCTCCAATAGATAATGGGCGTGGGCAATTCGCAGTATAAATGCCCGATGGAGACGACGCAGGGTACGACACCATTCCAGTGCGTGATGAAATGCACGTCAAACTATGAACTTCGCCTCGTCGCTGGTGCACAGCGGTGTGTGAACAAGGATGATCCTACTGTGTCAGTTCATTTGAATCCACAACCAGCTGTATTGAAATCGAATGAAACAGCAAGTCAACCGTTTGACATCAATTCACTGAAGGGGCAAGACGGCACTCTGTATTCTCAATATTCAGCCGAAGCGGATCGGTATAAGAAAGAGTTGACAATCGTAGATGGTAGCATTGATCACAGCAAGAAGATCAAACTAGCAGCTGATCGGTGGCACGCAGCTGCAAAGGCGGACCCCGGTGGTCCTGCCGAGAACTCGGCTAAGATGGAGTACCTAACACTAACGAACAACGAAGAGGAGGTTGAGTATCTCAAAGACAAAGCATTTGAGAACGAGATCAATCCAATCAGGGGCCGATACATTGATGAGTACCTGTTCCTGAACAATCAGGGAAAGCAACAGCAGAATACGATTGACCTGATCAACTCTGTGAAGGATAACCTGTTCTCTGTTAAGGATGACGTGGAGTATTCAGTCAACACATTCGGTAAGCAGATCGATGACATTCGCAACCAGATCAACAAGAACAAGCGAACTCGTGAGGAGACAATGGATTACGGGTCATGGTTTATTTTCCTCCTGAACGGTGCTATCATTGTTGCCCTGCTGTTCACAGTGTTCACGGTGGGACGTAAGGTGATGGGATCCATCAGGGTTCCAACAACACCATCAGAGGGTGCACCCGCACGTCCTCCAGCGAGTCCAGAGACAACTGCCTTCTTCAACGCATTCCTCAAACACATCACACCTGCGTAAGACTTTGACATGAAAAAGGTCTCATGTTTGTAATGGAGGTGATTGATCCTCGGTCTGTAACTGAATTCCAAAAAACAACCTTCTGCGGCCATCCACGTGCACACGTCCACAAAGTGTTGATTCAAAACATCCAGCTAGGTCATGCGGACTACGCATGTTACTGGACGCTTGAATTGCTCTGCTCTGGTCTTGTTCATAGTTTATGGGATTCGCTGTTTGAAGCTGCTGCCCTCCATGTCAATCGGGCCCAGCCGAACGTGTTCCTCTACCTTGCGAAGGCATACGAAACCTACGCACCGATCGAAGGGAATTACGACATCCGTAACATGACGCACATCCGTAACAACCTCGATGCCCGCAAGATGGTCTGCGAAGTAGCTGCGACTCTGTCTTTGTGTCGCAAGAACAAGTTGATGTCACTCCCCACTCTGAAACCGTCGCATGACTTTGACCCTGTTACGATTCAAGAGAGTCTCAAATCTCCTTCGCGTCTCTATGGGACTCAGGTTACGAAACCCTCTGACCCGATGCCGGTTGCGATCCCGATCAACGAGTTCTGCTACTGTATTCGATCAGATGTTCGTGATCTAACTCGGGCCTTGTACTGGATGTCATGGGTCTTCACGTTCTGTCGCGAACACAAGAAGCAAACAAAGACGAATCTGAACTTCTTCAACCGGAGCGATGAGTTCGTCTCAACCTCGGATGGCTCGCATCCGGTCTGGATCTTCTGGGATGCGATTCGCAAGAACAGTCCTCCCAACGTTCGCGAATACACAGATGTTCTGTATCGGATTCACTGTCTTCGCTGGTCTCCGGGCGATAAGGGGAAGCGTGCCTTGTTGATTGCAGCGGTCACGTTGTTATGCGAAGGAAGTATCGATACTACGCCATGTGCACCTACGATGCAGGTTTCAAACGTTCTCAACGGAATGCCTGGGTGGATCGATGCGATCGTTAAGATGCAGCGGAGTTTCTCGTAAAAACGAATGGCTGTAAATACAACAATACCAGAGTAGCCAAAATGTTTCGTCCATGCTTTTCAGCCACGCAGGTTGCCGGTGTGATCGGTAGCCATAAGTATCAATCAGTCAGCCAAGTTATGTATGAAGTCTTTAAGAAGGATACAACAGCAGCAGGAATCATCGCTGAGATCGAGAAAGCACACAACCGTAAGGCGACCGCAAAGTTCAAGGGATCATTTCTTAAAGATCGTGACATCCAACGCAGCGTGTTCTCAGCACTCGATGACTGTAAGGTAGCCGATGCCGCAGTTGCGAAGGAGGTTGACGCAACCAAGATTCTATGGGCAGCAGAAGCCCGAAGCCATGAACTCGATATGCGGGTCGCTGCGGGAATCGAGGTCTCGCCTGCCGAAAAGGCTGAGATTGCCGAGACGCTTGTAAAGGCTACGATTGCGAAGAAGGAGGCTGCCGAAGCTGTGAAGGCCGCACCAACCGTGGATGCCGCACTTGACAAGGTCGAGGAAGCATGTAAGAAGGTCATCGATCAGACTCCTGGCTTGTCTCCTGTGATGGCAGCCCAGCTGTTATCTGACGCACGTGGTGAGGTCAATAAGAAGCGTGGACTCAACAACGAAGATGGAATCCTCAACACGTATGAATCCCAAAGGAAGGTTGTGGTCACTGAGCGAAACACTCGCATGCTGCGAATGGACAAGGGTTCGTTCACACTCGTCGGACGCACGGACGGATACGTCGAAGCCCAGAAGCGAGTGGTTGACTCGAAGGACCGCACAACCTACTGGAAGACAGTTCCAGTCTACGATGAGATTCAGCTGCGAGTCTACATGCATATGCTCGGTGCAGTGGACAGCGAGCTGGTTGAGAGGTTCCCGAACGGCACAATTCGTCACACGGTCTTTCCGAACGACCCAGAGAAGTGGGCGGAGCTCGAGGCTAAGCTACTTGACGCAACGGGAACGATGCTCGCAATTCTCGGAGACGCGTCTCGCTTAGAGGATATCGTCTTTGAGAACACAGTGCCGAATGGAAATTGACATGACGCTTGAAAAGCCCACATGGGCAGACGCACAGGGTACATCCTATGAAACACGCTTCCACTACACAGGCTTCGGTCGAATTGACACACATGCGAAGCTCTACCAAGTTTTTCAATCCAACACTCTGTTCGAGCGTCCATTTTTAGGTGGCGTTGTGTCTCGACTCTACGCAAGTGAATACGCAACTGTTACCGAGTATTCGAAGAGTCCACGCAGATGGAAGGAAGACACTGGAATACCCAAGTATTTCAGCGAGCGTCCGCGTCCGAAAACAACCTAAGAAAAGGCACATTCAATACAAATGGAAGCCTACGATATCATCGCGATTGCGATGTCTTCATTACTTATGTTGATCGTAATCCACCTTTCTGTATTCGGCGTCATTCGATGGATGTATCCGCTTCCTCCGCAGCCGCAGCCGCAAGTTCGCTTTGTGGAACCTTCTTTCACACAGCCGGCGGAACCAAAGCAAGTGATCAATGTACCAACGTATGAAAAGCCTGTACCAGTGGAAGCCCCTCGTGAGGAAGGACTCCCCGACTACACTGCAAAGGCATCAAGTACCGCAGCTGAACGGCCTTCCTGGCTGGTTGCTGTTGACCCAAAGACCCTCGACAAGTGAAGCGGTCGCACTCAGTATTGATGCAAAGGGTGGGCATCAAGAAGAACTAACGATTGTTATGGATGAACGAGTGTGTTGTGATACGGTGTTCCGCACAACACGCTTGTCAAAGGATGTATTTATTGTCAACGATATATGGGCGATGAATGGAACGATTCTTCATTCGTCAATGACATGGACGCAGCGTCAGGCGATCCTTGCAGAGTGTCTGCGTCTTTTTCACCAGCCTGTGTTTACTGCGTTGTTCACACTTGAAGATGCCCCGGTTGGAACCTTGACTCGTGGATACGAATATTACGACGATGTCCCCGGCAGCATCGGAGTCTTTTCGTGCGAAGATGTAAATGGCTACCTGCAATGCAATGGGCGGTCGTCGCAGGTCAAAGAAGAACAAGTCTCGCAAGAATCGTAAGACTCGTCGCGGTGGGTTTGCACCTGCGAGTTTCGAGGGTGCGGTTCGTGGTGCGGATGGTCAGCCTGCCGGTGCCGCCTTTACTGCGGCCGGAGTGTCGGGTTCCTCGGTCAACATGAATGCGAGCAACTACGGTGGTGCCCCTAGCACGGCTGCTGGATATTCGGGCGGTCGTCGTTCTCGCAGGCACCGGTCTCGCAAGCACCGTTCCCGTCGTATGCGTGGTGGGTCCGATGGTAGCCGTGTCTTCACCGAGTTCCGCGGTGAGTCGATCGGTGCGAATGCCCCCAGTGCCGCAGTTCGCGGCCCGGTCTACACAGGCAGTCAACCGTCGTAACGAACCACTGCATCTGCCCATACATACGGCATATACTTCGGGTCGTTTGTTACGATAAACGGTCCACCTACTTGTATCATGCGAAGTCTCATTCGTTGCATCTTGAATTGAAGATCGTTAAACTCGTTCCACTCCGTCCACTTGCGATACGCGGTGAACAGAGAGGACGCAAGCCACATAAGATCAGCACTCCCAATGAAAAAGAGAAACACTGTGATGAACGGCATGATAATCATGTCATTCGTTCGTTGTACTTGTGCTGTCCATAACGGAGGGTTACATATGTCGCGTAGCTGTATAAATCTGTCTGCATCCTTAAACGGACTCATTCCTGATTGTTACTCCACTATCAGGAAACAATAGCTCCCGTCCTGTCCGAGCGTCGCAGTAGACGATCTCCATGTCGTTCGACACACGGATGAATCGGAAGATAAGATCAAGGCGGATCACGTTTCCCGGGGCGATGTAGCGTGCGACAGCCTGGGTGACGTCGACGTCCGTCGAAACATCGCCGATCCATTGCCAGGGAATATGAACTGGATCGAAGGCATTGCCGATGTAAGGTGTGATCTCCTCGCCCTCGTAGAGAATGCGGCGGCGAATCTGATCACCCTTCACCCACTCCTCTACATAGATTGCGTCCTCTGGAACTCGGGTCATTGACTCATCATACTCATCGAAGTCAGAGAGGAGATACTTGCGGTTGATATATCCGCGGTCAGTGCGAAGGCTGGCGAAGTGGCGGTCGAGTGCAGTGAGGATACGTGTAAGGCACATTTTGAACTAAATTCGGTGTCGGACTCCGGATTCGTTTTACGCCAGCCCCCACTTATTTCCAGCCGCACCTTCCGTTCGGGGGTTCGTCGCCAACGTGATTCCAGGCTCAGGAGGTCCGCCTGCCGAAGGAGGATTCGGCTGAAGGAACGGTGAGGGGTTGCCATTCGAGTCCGTGAACTTCTCCTTCTCCGGCTGGAGGAAGACGTAAATCGTCTCGTCGAAGTTCGTGCCCATTGAGATCGCAGTCGCAAGAGATGTGATCACAAACGGGGCTGCAACCAGGAACCAGGACACCGGCGAAAGACCGATGCCGCAGAACGTATCGAGAACCTTAACAACCGCTGCACCGAGAACCAGCTTCACAGCGAACGTCGCCCAGAGTCCAAGTGACAGATCCAGTCCAAGTTGAACGACAAGGAAGATCAGATATAATAACGCGGGTGGGCAGAGGGCTTCAACGAAACGCATCTTCATATACTTATTGTTTAGAATACAAAATATGACAGACGTTCAGAATATCCAGTCTCTTGCAGGGTGTACGGAGGAGCAAGCGATCGCAGCCCTTCAAGAACATGGATCTGTGATTGCAGCCGTTGATGCATTACTTCCGAAGACCATTGTATCCGGTGCAAAGTACATTCCTTCTGTTGCAAAGACTACTCATGAGACTGATCCTGAACAAGAGCTGAGATGTGCGACGGGGCGGGCACTCATGGACAAGCTTACCGCTGTAACCTCAGCCGCCCACTCGAAAATCCGATCCGGGCAGTCGTTGGCGGGGGGCGTGGTAGGGCAGTCGGATCAGTAGATACCTGTTGGACGCGGGGTTGTTCGGGTTCCGCGATCGGATGTTCGCGTTGGAAGTCCTCCACCATATTCGCAATTCTTCCTGCTTCAGTGAAGATGTTCATCGCAAGAATATGTTCGCGAACAAGTTTTTGTTGTGACGCATAGGTCTCTGCATCATCAAGTCGTTCGATCTGGGCAATCCATTCGTCTGCCGCATCACGCATACATGCAATCCCAGCCGGAACGATCCACTCTTCAACACCTTCGGTCGTGCCAACCGGATCGGTGCTATTGATGTCTGGCTTCGAGTAAATGACCGGAATACCGTTGTACATTGCCTCGACCGCAATGCGTCCAAAACTCTCATACTTGGAGGGTAGAAGCAGAATACGGGTTCTCTTCAAGACGTTGCGAATATCATCATCAAATGGAATCCACTCGACGTTCGATGGTGCAGCGGGAACCCATAGCTCACCGTAATACGGACGGACAGCCAAGAACTTGCGATTCGGCATACGCTTCGCAAGCTCAATGAATTGGGATACGCCCTTGTTGACGTTTGCGTTCACAAGAGTAATCGCATCCCCGTTCGGAGGCTCGTCCATTTTGATCTTGCTCTCATGCATGAGCGGACGAACTGTTCCCGTGCGAACAATCGACGAAGGGAACACTGCTTTCTTGCGGAAATTTGCCTCCATCGTGCGGTTGATAAAGAGAAACATCTCAACCCACTTTGGTGATGCGAGATCGGTAACCGCTGAATATCTGCCATCGAAGTGTGCAGTTGCAACGATCGGACGATGATATCCGCGTGAGTTAATCTTACGAACGTGTGGCAATGCTGGGGCGTGCGGACAGATCCATATCTGGCTTGACTCCATCAATGCACCTGCTGCAGTGTAGTGCATGAACCGGAATCCACGATAGACTCCACCATTATATCCTTCTCTCGGACGCTCCGTCGTCAGAAATGTGATCGAATGACCACGTTTCTGAAGTTCAATAGCTAAGTCAATATCGTGAAGAAACGCCCCACATAAGTCGGGCATTCGCGTTGCAAAAAAGAGAACTCGCATTATGTAGAACCTTCGACTCGCGTTTTCTTAACTAAGCGTGAAGAATCACCCCCCCATGTCCAACTCTGAACCCAGTTATTAGGATTCGAATACTCGGACTGCTTAACGGGGATAAGCGGCTGGTAGTAGTTGGGGATCGTCTTGTCCATGATCGTAGACGCCTCCTTCTTAGCACGCTGAAGCTGTGCGTGGATAAGACTGGACTCATCCTCAACTGAACCAGCCTCGCGTCCGCGACCGAGGTTCGGTGTCGTGGAGAACGGGCGAATCCACAGCTGCTTCGGTCCCTTAACGCGAAGACCGTCCGAATCACCCCAGCGGAGATCGGAGTTTGTGTCGATCTCGCACGGGGCACCCATACCGTATCCACCGCGAGCAATCATACCTGGCTGGTCAGCCATTGCAGACGCAGGGCTCAGAGTGCCAGAGCAGTCACCGAACAGCGAGGTCTGACGTCCGAGTGCGGCATCGTTTGCAAAGTTCTGGTCTGCGATATGTGATTGATCCACATTGCCACGGGTGTTGGCAAAAAACCAGTCAACTGTATTGGTCGACATCCTCTTATCATGAAACCCAGAAAGTTTCATGGAAAACGGACGGTAGTAGAATAAACCTAACCTGTCTCAAAATGCAGCCTTCTGACTGGCACGAACATGATAATCGCGGCGAGTATGTTGTTGACGTCTTCGGACGCTTGCGAGACAAGTCTGTGGCATGCGTGCGAATCACTGGGTTCAAGCCGTATTTCTATGTTGCCGGTGCTAATCCCGGAGGCAACGCTGTACAGATCAAGAAATATGACGCAATGGCTGGGTTCAACTGTCTTCACATGATTGATGTCTGGAAGGTCGTTTGCAAGTCTTTCAACGAGTACCACACGAAGGTGCGTGAGTTGAAGGGTCGTATGCTCTTCGAGTCAAACCTTCCGCCGTTTCTCCGCCTTCTTCACGAACGTCACCTCGGTCCCGGCAGCCCGATTCGGTTTGAGGGTGATGAGGTCGAGATTCCTGTCGATCCAGAGACGGATGAACCGAAGTACAACGTTGATCAATTCTACGAGTGCGACTGGAAGACGGTATCCCCTGCAACTGGTGATATTCCGTTGAAGGTGGCATGTTATGATTTGGAGATGTACTCGAAGTCGGGTCTCTTTCCTCGTGCGGAGATGGGTGACCCGATTGTTCAGATCGGCATCTCATTTCGCTGGTCTGATGCGATGATGACTCCCATCTGTAAGAAGGTGTTTGTCGTGGGAACTGTCGATCCCTCGGATGAGGCAGAGTTCATCTCCTGTAAGAGCGAAGAGGATATGCTTCTGAGGTTCGCAGCCTGCGTTCGTCACGAGAACCCAGATATCATGACTGGGTACAACACCTTTGGTTTTGATGACGCCTACATTGAGGACCGTTGCAAGAAGCTGGGTATCCTTGAAGAGATGAATCTGTCGCGCGGACCTCCGGCATTCACTCGTGAGAAGACGTTAAAGTTCTCTGAGACGAAGAAGTTCGAGCTTGCGTCTGGAAAGTATGAGCTGCGATTCATCTCCATGCGTGGTCGGCTGTGTATCGATCTGCTTCTGAACATGCGTCGTGAACACTCGCTTGATTCATTCAAGCTTGATAACGTTGCATCCGTCTTTCTTCGAGACAAAGTAGTATCCTATCAAAACAATGTGGTCACGACGAAAAGTACTCGTGGCCTTTGTGTGGGTAACTTTGCCCGCTTTGATGTCGTGGGAAATACTACAGATCCATACCGCGAGGGCGAAAAGTTTAAGGTCATTGCCATCCAGGGAAACACCTTTACGGTAGACGCTCCATCTGACCTGTTCTCTGATCTAACCGAGAAAGAGCGGAAGTCACTCGAATGGACGTTCTCAAAGGACGATGTTGAGCCTCATGAGCTGTTCGATCTCCATGCGAACGGCGGTCCGGCTGGACGTGCAAGGATTGCGAAATACTGTATTCAGGACTGCGATCTTGTTCTGACTCTGATGGCAAAGCTTGACACCATTATCAATGCCCGCGGTATGGCTGATGTGTGCAAGGTGCCGATGCAGTTTGTTCTCATCCGTGGACAGGGGATCAAGATCTTCTCGGCTGTCGTATACTATGCGTCTCAACGAAACCAGATCATTCAGACACAGCAAGCCCTCGAAGACGATGGTGGATATGAGGGTGCCATCGTGATCAGTCCGAAGATCGGAATGTATCTAGATCAGCCGATCTCTGTTCTGGACTTCAATTCTCTCTATCCATCGAACATGATCGCATGGAACATCTCGCCTGACACGCTGGTTAGCAAGCGGGTCTTTGATCAGAACGACAAGCAGATTGACTCCCAGTGCGAGGGGTTGACCTATCCAGCAATGCAGAAGCTGAAAGCACAGGGCTATGTTCTTGAAGAGATTGAGTACGATGACAAGGAGACAGGTGGAAAGACAGTCTGTACATATGTTCAGCCTACGAAGGAGCAGCCGATGTTGATGGGTGTTCTGCCGAAGACGTTGGAGATCCTGCTTGCGAAACGAAAGGAATATAAGCAGATGATGGAGGATCCTAAATATGACGAAGCTCAGCGATCTGTATACAACGGCCTCCAATTGGCGTACAAAGTGGTTGCCAATTCCGTGTATGGACAGACAGGCAGTCGAACATCTCCTATCCGAAAACTCTGTGTCGCCGCGTGTACAACGGCAGCGGGACGAACAGCCCTCTACTACGCAAAGCAAGTCGTTGAAGAAGAGTTTGGAGCTAGTGTCGTCTACGGAGACACGGACTCCATCTTCGTCAAGTTCCCCACTAAGGATCTCGCTACCTCCATCGAACTAGGCATCAAGGCAGGTAAGCGAATCACTGCAAAGATGGCTCGCCCACCGTACAAGATTGCTTACGAGAAGACGTTCCACCCGTTCATTCTCTTCTGTCGCAAGCGATACGTAGGGATGAAGTATGAAGAGGACCCCGATCCGAAGAAGGCAAAGCGTATGTCCATGGGCATCGTTCTCAAACGCCGTGACAATGCCCCGATTGTAAAGGACGTGTTCGGTGGGGCATTAGATATCCTTCTACAAGGAGGAACTGTCAAGAACGCCCAGTCGTTCGTTCGCGAGAGCCTGCTCGATGTACTGAACAACCGAGTCCCGATTGAGAAGTTCATTGTCTCGAAGTCACTACGCGATGATTACAAGAACCCAGAGCAGATCGCACACCGTGTGCTAGCTGACCGTATGGCAGAACGTGATCCAGGAACAGCACCGAAGGTCGGTGACCGAATTCAGTATGTCTACGTGGATGAGAACAAGGGTGCTGGCAAGCAAGGTGACCGCATCGAACATGTAGACTATGTGAGGGCGAACAACCTCAAACCTGATACACACTTCTATATCTCTAATCAGATACAGAACCCAGTCGCACAGCTCTTCGCATTGTGTATCGAACAGCTAGATGGATACAAGGCCCCCGTCAGTCCATCCTATCCATCTCTCTATGAGAAGTATCGCAAGTCCATTCCACAGAAGATGCCTGACTTGAACGCCGATGATGTCGAAGAGGAAGTGACCCTTGCTGTTCTCAAACACAAGGAGAAGCAGATTGATTCGCTCGTGTTTCTGCGTTCAACTGCAATCGCCAACGAAGTGCGGAAGACTACGCGTGGACCCATGGACATGTTCGTAAGGAAAACGGAAAAAGTCCCTTCAAAATAAGACCGTTGCGATGGACTTCACACCTCGACCTACGATCGAGATTCCAGAGGATCCGTTTGCCGAACCGGATCCGGTCTTAAAAGAACAACGAAGAAAGAGAATTGATGACATTATTAACCTTCCAACGAATGGTGCTGTTGAACACTGGTTTCGCAAGCATTTCATTCGCATCGGACCGCCATGTAAGTGGCTAACAGACGAGGACTATGCGGCTGAGTGCATAGATCCGTACCCCTACGAAAAAGAGTACATCTTCTTCTGTATGAAATAGCTTTCGCACCACCGTGTATGAGTGACAATGTCAACAATTAATCACGGAGTCATCACGGTCTTGCGGGACCTCATCGAAGCAGATACAGCATTTTTTCGTGTAGCATCAGTCCTTCCACCAGCGGAGAGAACGCGAGTGTTGGGGAACCGTAATCGCATGACACACGATATCCTCGGAATCCTTCGAATCGTTCTCCGTCCCACGAACACTCGCTTTGTGGTAAACATACCTCTTGAACAGAACTGGCAGAACCCGATGGAGGACGTCCGCGTAACGCCCAGTGCGGAACAGGTCACTCACGCCCTCGAGCATGATATTGCGGTCACAGACGGAAACTGTGCGGTCTGTCAAGAGAGCATGACACAAGGGTCTCGTCTTCGCAACTGTCGCCACATCTTTCATCAGGCGTGTATCACGAACTGGTTCGCGATGAGTTCCCGTTGCCCTGTGTGCCGGGACGACGTGCGGCACGTATCGGATCATCCTGAACCCACGCCTTCTGACGAAGAATCTCATTGACCTCCGGACTGAACTTTGTCAACGGTGCAGGTGGAGGAAGCGTGTCCGACTGTCCATATTGAAGCTGCTGGAACATTCGACGTACATCATGTTGACATGCCTTCGCAAGGGCATTGACGTCTTGTGTCGGAAACAATGGAATCAGATCAGCCGGCTTCGGGGGATAACAACGAATCACCTCAATCGCAGATGTCTTAAAAATACGAGGCAATTCATTACACGTCATTAAAATTGGCAGAGTGCGTGTTGGAGAAACCATCCACTCTACTAGTTTACGCTGGGCATGTGAGTCTGACCCATCAATTTCATCAAGCAGCAAACATGACGTCTTTGTGTCTCCGCGAAGGAGCGAACTGATACTCCGGCTATTACGGTAACTGGCTACAAGGCGTGCTACATCATCGTGACTACGCATCGTCTGCGTGGCATTGATTTCGAGTGGCTCCATTCCACAACTGCGAATGGACGCAAGTGCCATGGTTGTTTTCCCGATCCCCGGCGGACCGTGAAGAAGGATAACCGTTGAATGAGGTTTCGTTGTCAAATAGGATCTCAGGCGACGTTTTACATCAGTGTGTCCGACGACGTCGTCAAGAATGAGAGGTCGTTGGGTCTCACTCCACATATCTGAGTTTCATACGAGACGAGAAAATGCTTGTAAAGAGAACAATGGATGTCCCGCAACATGTCCTTCGGAGTCTCTTTCGAGACACTCCGTTCCCTTTGATTCAACACCATGTGGACTCCTACAATGCGATGTTGGAAAGTCGCATTCCTCTATTTATCAAAGCATCAAATCCTCACGAATTAGAACTTCCAGAGGGACGGTATATCCGCGTATTCATCGGTGGACGTGATGCAAGTAAACTTCGCTGGTCTAGTCCAGTAGATGACATCGGAAACGCTTTGCTTCCCCACGCATGTAGGTTAGATGATCAGACCTATGCAGTGAGTCTGACGGCTGACTTGGAAATTGAGTATATCATGCCCGGACACCCGACGGTTGTTCGCGAGTTCAAGGACGTGTTGATCGGTAAGATTCCCTTGATGTTACGCAGCCGTCTTTGCTACCTGACTGCGATGGATGGATATGAAGTGGGTGAGTGCAAGTTCGAGCTTGGTGGATACTTCATCGTGGACGGTGCAGAGAAGGTTCTGCTGACGCAGGAGAAGCTCGGTAACAACATGATGTATTCGGGAAAGAGGATCCGCCCGTCTGGACAGGGAACAGAGGAAGCAGCGGTGAAGGGGGACATGGGATATGTGTCGAAGGATGAGTTCTATACAGGTATTCGCTCGGTGTCAGAGGATGCGAGTCGTGGTCCGTATTCTCATTTCTTGATCATCCCTGATCGCAATAAGTATGAGGAGAATCCAGAGAAGGGTGGCGGACCTCCGAACTTCGGACAGCATGGACGCGTGGCTGTTATTACGCTACCTGGCTTCAATGATCCGGTTCCGCTCATCAGCGTGTTCCGTGCGTTGGGATGCGGGTCCGATAAGGATATCTATGAGACGACGCTGATCGGTGTGCCGGAGTCCGAGAGGTCTGCGTACGATGACCTGTTCGCGACGCTGGTTCTGAGTCACGAGGCATGGCTCAAAGACCAGACCGATATGGATGTGTTGAAGAAGCGGACACACACTCGCAGCCGCCTTGAAATCGTTCGCATTCTCCACGACATGCTTTTTCCCCACGTCGAGGGATCGGAGGACACTGGCTCGCTCTTCCGTCGCAAGGCATATCATCTCGGACTCATGTTGAAGAACACGATGGACGTGATTCTGGGTCGCAAGCCGAGTTCAGACCGCGACCACTTCCAGTACAAGCGTCTTGAAACATCGGGCGATCTCTGCTTCGGCGAGTTCCGTCGCATCTTCCGCGAATCGTCAAAATCAATGCTTCTTGAACTGGATAAGAAGGTCAATCAGTTCGAGCGTCAGACGTACGCAGGTCCTAACCTTTCTAGCGTATTCCAGCCTGAGACGGTCGGCTTCTTCTGGCGTCCCTATCGTATGCTCAATGAGTTCTTGAAGTCCTTCAAGGGTGCGTGGGGTGGTCGTGACGGAATCGCACAGGAACTCAGTCGCGTTTCGTACGTGGGTGTGGTGTCACATCTTCGTCGCACGAACCTGGACATGGATCGTACATCAAACAAGCCTGAACCGCGAAGGTACCATGGCTCACAGATGGGGTTCATGTGTCCGATCGATTCACCAGATGGACGCAATATTGGATACATCAAGTCTCTTGCCGTGTTAGCCCAGATCTCAACTGCATTCCCGTCGGCGAAGGTTCGTGAGCTGCTTGTTCAGTCAAAGATGATTCGGTTCCTGGCTGACATTCACCCGTCGACGTGGAATCCGATGTGGACGCCGGTCTTCCTCAATTCGGATCTCGTCGGTGCGTGTGTTGGCAACACCCGTGTATTGGTTGAGATGCTCGTGACATCACGCCGTAATGGAACCATTGATCGGAGTGTCTCGATCGGGTGGAGTCCTGTCAATAACCTTCTTCGCATCACCTGTGACTCTGGACGTCCGATTCGCCCAGTGTACCGCGAAGGTGTGAACATGGACACCATTCGTGGAACGAAGACATGGCAGGAAATTGCTGCAAACCTTGACTACATTGATTCGCTTGAAACTGATTGCAGCCGTATTTCACTGACACCGTTTCACCCTGAGCTTCGTTCAGAGATTCACATGTCCTTCAACCTGTCTGCATTGACTAACCTGACACCGTTCTCTGATCACAATCCCGGAACCCGTAACGCATTCGCAATTGCACAGACGAAGCAGACAGCCTCATGGTATCACACAAACTACACAAAGAGGTTCGATACGATTTCTTTGATGTGCGTCACCCCTCAGAAGCCCTTGACACAGACCTGGATGTATCGCGAGATCATGGGTCCGGGCGGATGTATGCCGTATGGAGAGAACGCACTCGTAGCGATCACGACCTATGGTGGATACAATCAGGAAGACTCGGTCATGCTGAACGGAACCTCGATGCAGCGTGGCATGTTCCAGACCATCTATTTCCACAGCTACAAGGTCGAAGAGGACATGATTGATCCTGCATCACAGACGCATACTGAGATCGTGAATGTTCTGACATCCTCTGCCCACCGCGAATCTGTGAAGCGAAAGGAGGGAATGGAATATGAGGCACTCGATGGGGCTGGACTGGTCAAGGTCGGAACGATGGTCACTGGAAATACTGTGCTGGTTGGAATGATCAGCCCAGTCATCGATACGACGGGACACGTTACCGGATATCGCGATGTATCCATGACCCCGAAGCGTGATCAGCGTGGACGTGTCGACGCAGTCTACCAGTTTTCGACGCAGGATGGATTACGTGGAGTGAAGATCCGTATCTCAGAGGAGCGGTATCCGGTTCTCGGAGACAAGATGGGAAGCCGTCACTCGCAGAAGGGAACGGTCGGAATGATTCTTCCCGAGGAGGACATGCCCTTCACGTCACGCGGAATTCGCCCCGACATCATCTTCAATCCTCACGCAATCCCCACGCGTATGACGATGGGTCAGTGGTTAGAGAGTTCATACAGCCGCTTAGCCTTGAAGCAGGGTGCATTCGTCGATGCGACGCCGTTCACAACCACTGGACGTGTTGAGACATTGAAGAAGATCCTGACCTCGCAGGGATTTGAGCCGTTCGGAACAGAGGTGCTGTACAATGGAATGACAGGCGAACAGATGGAGGTGGATATCTTCATGGGTCCGACGTATTACCAGCGAATGAAGCATATGGTTGAGGACAAGATCAACTACCGTGCGACTGGTCCTCGCAAGGCCCTGACCCATCAGCCGCTGGAAGGGCGGTCGGATGAAGGTGGTATGCGTATCGGTGAGATGGAGCGTGATGCACTGTTCGCCCACGGTCTTTCGAGGTTTGCCACAGAGAGCTTCATGGAGAGGTCGGATAAGGCAGAGGTTCTCTACAACAAGGAGTCGCAGATGCTGGATGTCAGCCGCGACACGTTAGAGATGCCCTACGCAATGTTCCTCTACACCCGAGAGCTGGAAGCGATGCACATAACGGTACAGCTAAAAACCGAGTCCGTCTGAAAACGGATTCCGCTCCGCCAGGGGGTAGAGTAGCATCAACAAACAAGATGTCTTCCTATTCCGCACTCGCACTCGCACGCTACCCGAATGACGCCAACCTCCGCAAGGACTACGCTCGCCGCCTCGAGCAGTGCAAGCTCCAGCCTGCCTACCATATCCAGTTGCCTGGCGGCGACCTCTACCCCTGCCACTGCGAGCCTCTCATGGAGGACGATACCAAGGGCTGGCAGGTCGTCAACCGTCGCCGCCACGTCAAGAAGATCAAGACCGTTGTCGATCTCGAGGAGGAGGCCGACATGAACAACTGGGATGACGTGGAGCATTACGGAGGTGCAACCTACGTCAACACGAACAACTTCGAGCACAACGGCTCGCTGTTCGACATTGGGAGCCGCTTCTAAGCCCGCAACCCAACCCAACAAAAAACAAACTTTTTAAGTTTACTCGCTTAAAGGTAAGGATGGGGGATACAGTAGTGAAGATGTCTGACCACATTTACGTAACAAAGCGTAACGGTTCTCGGGTCCCCGTATCTTTTAATGAGGTTCTGACTAGGATTCAGAGGCTCGCAGATGGGCTCGACCACGTTAATCCTGACTTGGTCGCACAGAAGGTTTGTACTCAGATTCAGGATGGGATTAAGACGTCTGAGTTGGATGAGTTTGCGGCAGAGGTCTGTGCGATGATGCAGGCCAGGCATCACCCTAACTACGGTAAGTTAGCTGCTAGGCTAGTGATTGATAATCATCAGAAGAACACGCCGTGCCGTCTGATTGATTCAGTCCAGGTGCTGTTTGACGAGGGCGTGGTGTCAGAGGAGTATTACAAGGCTGCCCAGAACCTGGAACTTGAGGGTATGATCGAGTATTCTCGTGACTTCATGTTCGAGTATTTTGGGTTCAAGACGTTGGAGAATGGGTATCTCCTCCGTCGTCGTGATGGGCGTATCTGGGAGCGTCCTCAACACATGTGGATGCGTGTCTCCATACAGTTGCATGGTGACAACTATCCTAAGGTGAAGGAGACGTATGATGCGATGAGCCGCGGCTATTTCATTCATGCGACACCGACTCTTTTCAATGCGGGTACGAAGCATGCCCAGCTCAGTTCATGCTTTTTGGTCAATTCTCAGGAGGATTCGATCAAGGGCATCTACGACACGCTCGGCGACTGTGCCCAGATCAGCAAGTGGGCTGGAGGCGTGGGTCTGTCGGTTCACGACATCAGGGCCCGCGGTGCGTTGATCAAGGGAACGAATGGCAAGTCCACCGGTCTGACTCCCATGTTGAAGGTCTACAATGATACTGCGAAGTATGTGAATCAGGGTGGAAAGCGTAATGGGTCGTTCGCGATCTACCTCGAACCCTGGCATGCAGACATTGAGGAGTTCCTGCGTCTCAAACTGAACACCGGTAACGAGGAGGAACGTGCCCGCGACCTGTTCTATGGTCTCTGGATCTCAGATCTCTTTATGCAACGCGTAGAGAAGGATGAGATGTGGTCACTGATGTCGCCCGATGAGTGTCCTGGTCTGTCTGACTGCTGGGGAGCCGAGTTCTGTCAGTTGTATAGCAAGTACGAGGCAGAGGGCAAGTTCATGAAGCAGATCCATGCGAAGAAGCTGTGGCAGATGATCCTGGATTCCCAGATCCAGACGGGAACCCCGTATCTGCTCTACAAGGACGCATGTAACGCAAAGTCGAATCAGCAGAACCTCGGTACGATCAAGAGTTCCAACCTCTGTGTTGCTCCGGATACAGAACTCACTGTTCAGATCACTCCCATCGCACCGAATAACCTTACCGGACGTGAAGTCGAATTATGGGAGATTCAGAATCCGAAACATATGATCTGCGAAAGGATAGACAAATTGGCAGGTAAAGATGTGAAAATCTGGAATGGTTATTGTTGGTCGCGGGTGACTGTTACTAAAACCGGTTCAAATCAAAAGTTGCTCCGTGTTGAAATAAGTGTAGATTCGGAAACAAGGGTTCTATATTGTACAGAGTATCACAAGTTCATTCTTCCTACGAACCGACTTATTTCAGAATGTGAGAGGGTGGAGGCTAAGGATTTGGTACCGGGTATGGTTCTTCAAGGATATCAGTTTGAAGGAAAATGGATGTCGCAGAAGGTCATCTCGGTTACATTCGACGGGCGTTATGACGATACTTATTGCTTCAATGAACCCATTAATCATGTCGGAGTCTTTAACGGAATTCTAGCAGGAAACTGTGCAGAGATCATCGAGTACACGAGTCCCAACGAGACCGCCGTCTGTAACCTCGGATCCCTTGCACTTCCTAAGTTCGTGGAGAATGGCGTGTTCAACTTCGGAAAGCTGCGTTCGTATACGTCGATCCTCGCAAGGAACCTCGACATTGTCATCGACAAGACCTATTACCCCACGGACAAGTGTTCTCGCTCGAACTTCCGTCACCGCCCGATCGGGATTGGTGTTCAGGGACTTGCAGATGTGTTCGCACTGCTGCGTATGCCCTGGACGTCACAGGCTGCTTCTGATCTCAATCGCGAGATCTTTGAGAACATCTACTTTGCTGCGGCAACAGAGAGCATGCTCCTGTCTACCCGCGATGAGTGGCGTGGTCTTACTCTCAACGGACATGCATCGTACCTGAGTTTTGCGGGTTCGCCGATGAACCAGGGAAAGATGCAGTTCGATCTCTGGGGAGAGAAGCCGAAGACATCGTATCTGGACTGGGATAACCTGCGTAAGCTGTGTTCAGGCGGTATGCGAAACTCCCTCATGATTGCACTCATGCCCACTGCGTCCACGTCACAGATCCTGGGCAACAACGAGTGCTTCGAGCCGTTCACGTCGAACCTGTATTCCCGTCGTGTCCTCGCAGGTGAGTTCATCGTCATCAACAAGTATCTGGTCGAGGACCTCGTCGCCCGTGGGTTGTGGACATCTGACATTCGCACCTCGATCATTGCGAACAATGGATCCGTGTCAGGTATGTCCGAGCTTCCCGAGGAACTTCGCGAGCTGTACAAGACGTCGTGGGAGATTCCGATGAAGACATTGATCAACATGTCTCGTGACCGTGCACCGTTCGTCTGCCAGTCACAGTCTCTGAACCTATTCATCGCTGACCCTACTTATTCGAAGCTGTCGAGCATGCACTTCTATGCGTGGAAACAAGGCTTGAAGACCGGGTGCTATTACCTACGAACCAAGGCAGCTGCGAAGGCACAACAATTCACAGTCGAACCTCCGGCGTGCGTTACTTGCTCGGCATGATTGGAGGAGCCATGTGCGACGTGAAAATTGTATGTACGTTTAAACAAAATGTCTGATCTCGTCCCCCCCCAGCCCAAGAAGATTGAGGATGAGATGTCTGAGTCCGATGAGGAGAAGAAGGTCGAGATGGGTGGCCGCCGTCGCCGTCACACCCTCCGTGCCGCGAAGGGAACCCGCTTCAAGGCGAAGACGCTCAAGCATATGCTGAAGAAGGCCGGTCTCAAGTCTACGGGCAAGAAGTCGACTCTCCGTGCCCGTGCCCGCAAGGCCCACCTCATCCGTGGGGGCGGCGTGGCTGAGACGGCCGCGGTTGTTGGTGGCCGCCGTCGCTAGACATTTCTTCTGCGTTAAATAGAAAATGCACGGACTCAAGGCAAAGACTCTCAAGCGTATGCTGAAGAAGGCAGGACTCAAGGCGTCTGGCAAGAAGACGACACTCAAGGCCCGTGCGAAGAAGGCCCATCTCATCCGCGGCGGTGTGCTGGTCAGTGCCGACAACCTGCAGTCCCCGGCTACCGGTCCCGGTTCGCTGACGGGTGGCGGCCTCAAGGCGAAGACGCTCAAGCGTATGCTGAAGAAGGCGGGACTCAAGACCTCGGGCAAGAAGTCGACGCTCAAGGCCCGTGCGAAGAAGGCCCACCTCGTTCGCGGCGGAGAGGTCCCGACTAAGGAGGGTGAGGAGGTCCTGCAGAAGTAAGTTTTCCTCGCGTAAGAATAAATGTCTGGAAACATGATCAAGACTGCTGATGGAAGCGTTGTCCCTGCTGGTACCCTTTCTGCCTACCCCGCAATGGCCGGCGGCCGTCGTGGACTCAAGGCGAAGACGCTCAAGCGTATGCTGAAGAAGGCCGGTCTTAAGACGTCCGGCAAGAAGGCGACTCTGCGTGCCCGTGCGAAGAAGGCCCACCTCGTTCGCGGTGGTGCCGTGGGCGTGGGTATTGTCGCAAATGCCGAGACTGCGGCGACAGTCGGTGGTGTTCGTCGCCACACGAGCAAGTTCCGCTTTCCCAGGTGGTAAATCTCTTACAACTTAACAAATGAAACGCACAATCAAAAAACGAACACGTAGGATTCGGAAGCGAACCAGACGTGTGCGTCGAGGTGGATATGGGTCGAATGTGTTTAGTGGGGTTGCGAACTTCTAAAAGCACCCAGCGATCTCAGAAATCAGAGTAAAGAGTTCATCAGAGAATCCGTAATGCGAACCATTTGCCTCCATCGGCGGAGGACGACGACTCGACGTAGTCTTTTTGTGGCAGAGACTCACAATCACATCCTGGGGAGAAAACTCCCGACACATCTGTTCACGACCGTGAATGAATGCGTCTGCTTCGGCAATCTGCTGATCTGGGAATCCACGTTCAGTCCAGAATGCCCGTGTGAAACATAGAGTGGCTTCACTGACTCGCTTTGACATGTCCAGGGTAATCGGGGGAACGTTCATGAAGGACTTCGTCTCGTGGATCTCGTAACACGGAAGAACCGTAGAGAACAGGCACTCCTTGCGAGGCTCTGCGATCATGTGGGCGACACGCGTAAGGACTGAGTTGTTGGGGTAGACGTCATCATCGTCCATCATCACGAGGACATCATGCTTCGCCTTCGAGATCGCAAGGTTACGCTTTGCACCGATGGTCATCGGCTCATCAACCAGCACATAGGTGACGTTGGGGAGGTCAGACACCATGTCCTTAATCGGATCCGTGCCGTCGTCAACGATCACCCACTCTACCAGTTGCTCTGGATAGGTCTGGGCAAGGAAGCAATACTTCGCCAGAGGAATGAACATGCGACGGTCACGTGTAAGAGTGATGATCGAAACAGGTGGAAGATCCGCCTCCTTCGGCAGCCTATCCTCAAGCGAGAACGGTGTCAGTCCCAGAAAGAGGGCATCGAGACGATACAGCATACTCTTCACGAATGCCTCATGCCTGTCCTCATAGGTTTCGCGGCTGTCCATCGTGATGCCCTTGATCTCCTCAGGCGTGAGCTTAGTGTATGCGATCAGTGCATCTGCAAGCGAATCGACGTCGACATCCTCAAGAACACCGAGACACTGGGGGTGGGCCATCACCTTTGCATTCGAGACCCAGAGTGCATTCTTCACAAGCTCGCGATGGGCTTCGATAGGACTCAGAATCGGGATACAACCAGCCGACAGTGCTTCATTGACTGCGTGACCAAACCCCTCGGCAGCAGACGTACAGACAACAAGCCCACATGTGTGGAGCAGGGCATCGTACTCTTCGTCTGGAATGACTTCACCTCGCACTGTGATCTTGCCCTTGATTCCCTCGGGGATGTCGCCGATGGGAACCGCAGAAGGCAGGTGAACAATCGTCAAGTGCGGAAGCTTCTCAAAGACATCTGGTGTCTGTAAGAGAATGCGAGAATATGCTTGAAGGATCGGCTTAGGATGACGCCAGACGTTGGTTCCCACTGGGACAAATCCCTTTGATGGATCCTTGTTGACTTCATACTTCTTATCGATGGACGTCCATCCAACATACTTCACGTTCGGAGTCCACCCGAGAAACAGCTTCTCTGCATCGTGGGTCTTGACCCAGATCTCGTCGACCATCTGTGCATAGGGCTTGAACGTCTGATAGGTCCACTCCTGATTGGGCAGCCAGATGTTCTTGCCTGCGTGGACAAACAGGGCGGGATTGATCACCTCAATAAAGAAATTGATCTCAGCCGAAGGGCAGTGTGGGTGGCGATGATGAACGTGCCGAATCTGTGCGTCCTTTCCCAACACATGGGCTACAAGTCCGTGAAGAATGGAGACATCCTGTGAGACGCCTGTATTCTTTCCGAAGGTTCCGATGAAATTTACCCTCATTATGTTACTTCATGTTCCGTTTCGTAAATGTCTTCCGCACGCGGTTTTTGAAGGTCCGACGACGAAGGTTCATTCGCTTCCATGACGCAGGATCACGGGGTGCACAGTCTGTCAATGCGATGGGTCTGTCACGAAACCACTCCTGTGTCCCGATGGTCAGGAACGGAACGGGTTTGGCAGTCTCGATTTCAGAGAACTCCTGAGTCAGGTGAAAGCATTTGTTATACATCTTTTCACCTCCATATCCATAGAACTCATCCGTTAGCTCTCTGCAATACTCTGCATCATCGAGCTTGAGCTCTGTTCCCGTCCATCGCAGTCCGTCAATCGGGCGATACATGCCCCAGGATGATTCCCAGATATACCAGCGAGATCCTTCGCGAAGGAAGACTCGATCTTGAAACCTCAACATTACCTACTTCAGAAAAATGATTTGAGTTCTCCCGTACGCGTTCCATAGATATGCATGTCCTTAGGACGCTCGATAGGCTCAGGGAAGTCGAGGATGTCCTTGCGGAACCGCTTGTAGGCTACGATCTCCACCATGATGCGATTCGATGCGTAAGCGACTACACGCTGGTTGAGTTTATCAAGCTCTGCAGCCACCTCAGACGGATCGTTCTCTGCATACTGTAGGTAGTAGCTTCGCATGATCAGCGACAGGTCGGCCTCGCTCTGCTCACCGATATCATACTCACCTTTGCTCGCCGCAAGAACTGCATCGTGAATCTTCTGCTGAAGGTTCGCCTTGTTCGCCTCGCTGAAAAACACCGTGTTCAGCGGCGTGTTGGTGTGGCGATACTGAATCTGCTCTGCGACCAGTGCGGGGATCATCGCCGGCTCATGCATAGTGTAGAGTGTTCCACGCGGAATCGACATCTTCTCCTCGCTATCCGAGAGGGGGAGGCGACCTGTGTGCTTGGGTGCGTTGGGAATCGCAGTTCCAGTGTAAAAATCAGACAGACTTTGGACCCAGTCCTGGACCAGAGACGACATTTGTGTAGAGGGAGGAAATTACTGTGTAATCTTCCCACCAAGCTGTCCGGTGTCCGGCTCAAGACATGTCAGTTCAAGCGTATAGGTCGGTTGAAGAGACGTATTCAGAAAGGGGAGGCTTGCTACGAACTGAATAGGGTTCACGTTGTACTGAATGGGAAATGAGAACACGTTGTAGTTGTTTGCGTCCACTGCATTCGGATAGGTCGGGGTCACATCGCCGGTCGAGTTCACAGTCAAGAAGTTAGGAATCAGAAACCCGTTGTATGACGTATCGTACGATGCAGTACGAGGGGTGTTTGAGTCACGAGGAACGAACAGACCATTGCTATTCGCAACATAATCGAGCAATTCGAGAACAGGGAACGATCCTGTAGCCAAAAGACCAGCGACCTGAACCTTATCTGAATTGGTTGCAATCAATGCCGACTTGATAATGTTTGATAGCGAGGCTGAGTCGAAGACAACGCGATCGCCCACACGCAGTTCGTTGTTATTGAAAAATTGATTGGTACCGGTGAAACATTTGAGGAAGAGCTGATTCGAATCGGACTGAATGAGAGTAATGCTCAGTGCATCATTCTGGGTGAACGAAAGGCCATCGGGATCCGTCACAGTCAACTTAAGCTGATGGAGGTTCGTGATGGGACTCTGAAAGACCATTGTCTCAGCACCCCACGGCTCATAGTCATAATGCTGAACACCCACATCGATGTTGAAGTTAGTCTGTGTACGCGTCTTCTGCGTCATGACTGAGAAGGCCCTACGCATGGCTTCGTTACCTCCCACGTACTTGCCCGGATACTCGTTGAGATTGAAGAGCAGATAGGGATACGTTGCAAATGTGGAATAGGACTTGTTCGCCAACTGAGTTTGAAGAGTCCCATTGGCACCGTAGTTCGAGAGATCAACCGCAGTGGCATTTGAGTTAACAAGGATCGGGATACTGAGAAACTGCCTCTGTGGCAACAACGCACGGACGAGGCGAATCGACTGAACATTAGATGGTGTGAACACGCTTCCAAACCCAAGACCAGACGGGTTGATCGTATAGCCAGTATCATAGGCTAAAAAGTTGCCCTTGGGAAGCGATGAGTTGTACGGAGGGTAAAAAGTATTTGAGATGTACCAGCCCTGTGTGTTCGGTAGTCCAGGCTGTGTATTGAGAACACCGACAGAATTTGCACCGAAGGTTGGGACGAATGGATTGTTTGTATAGACAGGTGGTGCAGATCCGTTAAGGGACTGACTTCCAAAGCTGTAGGTGAGGTTACTATAGGGGTTCGGTTGTGATACCCAGTTCCGCTGGGAGGTATCGATCACAACGTAATGCTTCACGGCCACTGTCTTTGGTGTAGCTTGAACAGAGTTCGCATCATTTCGAGTCCCCATGTCTGGGCCTAAGAAACGTGGATCGCCTTGAAACTCGATCCCGTTTCTCGGAGACTGTTGGAGCAAACGCGGATCTGTTGAATAAATGGGAAGGGCAGCCCTATCGGTTGCCCGAAGAAGGGAGTTGTAGTCCATAGTCTTTGTTCTTTACACTTGCTCTAAATCGGCAAGCCACAACTTCGCAGCCGTTGTCTCACGGAGCTTCTTGAGCGAATTCAGTACGGCCTCACGTTCTGTGCGGTGCTTCAAGATCACCTCGGCGGTAAAACTCGAAACCGGAAGACGCAGAATCTCCGCATGGTGTGTGTATTTGTGCTGCGTCAACAGTGCGTCACACTCAGCCTTGGTCTTGCGACGCAGATCGGGGACAGGTGTGTCAAGACACTGGTTTTCAATGAACCTCACGATGTCGTCATGATACGGCACCTCCTTTTCCAGGGCTGCGATCTGGTGAAGACGGCGAGTCTCATACAATGCCAGACGGACCTCGGCATACTCAATCAGAATGTCGTTGAGCGTTGCGTACTTGGTGATCACGCCCCTGTGGTTGAAGGCGTGCATGTTCGTGGTCTTGACCTTGACAGTCAGAGACTTGACAAGTGCAGCCTCCTCGATTCCCTTGATCCGAATGCAGATATCCTGATCCGTCGAAGTGTCGGAGAAGTCCTTGATACGTCCCTCTGCGAGTTCCTTTTCGAGCCACTCGCGGTAGTCCGCGGTCCACTCGCCGGGAGGCAGCTCGGTGATCACAAAGTCTGTGCCATCCTTGCGATACGCACCTACGACACCCTCTTCGGTATATTTGCCCTTGAATCCCTCGAAGTAGGGAGTCAGCGGCGTTGTGAGTGGGGCACCGTTCAGGTGATCCTTCAACATCTGTTTCAGCACCTTCGGATTGCAGGGTGGGATGTTCGTACTGTATCCAGTTCCGATGCCTCGGGCCCCATTGACAAGGAGCATCGGAAGCACGGGGGCATACCACTCGGGTTCAACTGGGAGACCGTCATCATCGCGGTACTTCAACACGTCAAAGTCCTCGACCGGCAACAGCTTGCGAACGCGAGGTTGGAGATAGGTGTGGATATACCTAGGAGACGCCGCATCCTTTCCACCCTGAATGCGGGTACCGAACTGTCCCTGGGGAACGAGCCATGAGATGTTGTTCGCACCCATGAACTCCTGAGCCATTCCGATAATGGTCTCGTTCAACGAAGCCTCACCGTGGTGGTAGCCTGTGTGTTCTGACACGTACCCTGCGAACTGTGCAACCCTGATCTCTTGTGTCAGGTTTCGCTTGAACGCAGCATAGAGGATCTTCCGCTGTGAAGTCTTCAATCCGTCCATTACGCTCGGGATCGAGCGTTCGAGATTGTAGTAGCTGAAATGAATCAGGTCCTTGTGAATGAAGTCGTTGTACGGAAGCTTCTGGCCCGTCGGAATCAAGGCTGAGTGATCGTAGGACTTGAGCCACTCCTTGCGGTCGTCCGCACGCTGCTTGTTGAATGCCAGGTCGATTGACGCATCTGACTCTGGTGTGTATTCGAACTTCACAGCATTGACCTTTGTGAAGTAATCCTTCGCCTCATCACGAGTCGACGTACCCAGTCCCTTGTAATACTTGACCTTCCAGCTGCTGTTCTCCTTTCGCCACTGCTCATACTCGTATTGCGAATAGAACACCTTCACCTCCACGTCGCCCTTGGCTCCTCCGCGAGCCTTCGTCGCCTTCACGATCGGAGTCGCCATGTACGTCAGGAACCCGGGGATCGCAATCAGCTCGTGCCACAGCTCGTGGAACAGGTTGATCAGCAGACCGCGGATGTGGCTGCCATCGAGATCCTGATCCGTCATGATCATGATCGAACCGTATCGCAGGTCAGATACGTTCGTGTACTTCTTTCCAGACGTCAGTCCGAGAATCTTCTTCAACTCTGCAATCTCCTTCGTCTGCTCGACCTTCGAGTCAGACGTGTCCTTCACATTCAGGACCTTGCCCTTCAACGGGTAGACTCCGAACGTCTTGCGTTGCTCCTGGCTCAGACCGCTGAGTGCCATCGCCTTCGCTGAATCTCCTTCCGTGAGGATCAGCGTGCATTTCGCCGAATCCTTGGTTCCTGCGAGAACAGCGTCATCTAGCTTGGGAATCCCCGTGATTCGCGTCTGCTTCTTACCGTCTGTCTTCGAGTTGTCCTTCGCATCCTTCGCCGACTGGGCTTCGACAATCGTGCTGACAAGGTTCAACTTCGAGACGATCTTCTTCAACGTATCGTCACTCAACTTCGGACTTGAACCGAAGGCTGACTGCTTGGTCGTCAGCGTCTCCTTCGTCTGGCTCGTGAAGCTCGGGTTCTCAATCATCGATGTGATGAACACTGCGAGGTTGTCGCGAACAAGTCCGGGCTTGACTTTGATCTTCTTCTTGGTTTCTAGGTATTCGACGACGTGGTTCACGACCTGGCTGGTCACTGCGTCCACGTGCGTTCCGTTCTTTGACGTCCAGATGCCGTTGACAAACGACATCGCGAACTGCTTGTCCGTCGGTGTGTCTGCGATCACAATGTTCCAGCGATCGTTAGGAGACTCCGCTACAACCGTCTCACATCCGAACGCCTTTGCATACTCGGTCACCGATCGGCACTTGACAAGGTCGCCGTTCCAGGTTACCTTCACATCCTTTCCGAGTGTCATCGCCAGGTCCCATACTCGGCGTTCAATGAGCTGCTTCATCTCTCCGATGTTCGCCATACCGAATCGGGCGAAGTCTGGACTCCACTCGAGGCGAACACATCCCTTTCCTTTGGCTGATTTGACGACCGGAGTTCCGATCTTTGTCATGTTGTCTACGAACGTCTGCGTGTAGGACAGCTTCCGAACTGGGTCAACGATCTTGACAGTCAGGCTCTTCGCGAAGATGTTGACCAGCTTTACGCCATAGCCGTTCTTTCCACCGACGAGCTTCTTCTCGTCCTTGTTGTAGTTGGTTGAGGTCAGTAGCTCACCGAAGATCATCTGTGGAATCCAGACCTTGTGTTCGGGATGCTGGGCTACGTCAATGGATTCTCCATCGTTCTCAATGCTGAACAGGTCATCTGTACATGTTACCTCGATGTGCTTGACAGGCGTCTCAGACTTCTTCTGACGAAGGCGAATGACGTGGTCATGTGCGTTGACGAGAAGCTCATCGATCAGCTTGTAGAATCCAGGGTTGACGGGCAGAGTTGTAGTCTTGAAGGCATCTCCATCTCGAACGAAGACCTCTTCGGCTGCGGTTTCAATGCTGCCGATATAGGTGTCGGGGAGAGAGAGGATATGTTCGCGGTGCGTCTGCTTCTTGTAGGCGGAGAGGTCTGACATTTTAGGTGAGACGTGTCCATTGCCCAGTGTTCTTTTCGTTTTGAGAAAGTAAGATGAGCGTATTGTCTCAACCAACACCACAGATCAGTGTCGGCCCACCTCCGACTCTGACGTACCAGGTCAGTGTTACCAATGGACAAGCTTATACGCTTACTGTCTTTCAGACCATCAATGGGGCAGACACTGTTGTTGTGAGTCCAACTGCGTACACCGGAACTGGATCCTTACAGACATATACCTTTACATCACCCGTTACCAGTTATTCGTACTATACACGTGTCTTGATCGGGGCTACAACTACAAATTCGACGTCCGTTCTCTATTACAGCCCATACCAGGGCCCGCAGGGAGTTCAGGGAAATCCCGGTGCAGCTGGACAGCAGGGTCCACTCGGTCCAGTCGGTCCACAGGGTCCACAGGGCTTACAGGGCGTTGTATCGGTGACGAACTATGTTACCTGCAACTCATTGATCACGTCGGGAACGAGTTCGGGAACTGTCAACGCTAATGCTAATTTAACGTTTAACGGAACTACGTTGAATGTCATTGGAAACGTCACCACTACTTCAACGGGGTCTAATCAGATCGGAGGTGTGGTGTTGAGTAACAACTTGATCCGTATTGGAAATGGAAATACGTTTACGAGGATGACCGGGTCGTATTACACTCCTTCTCCTTACAATAGTGACTTTTTCATCACCAATAACATCGCTTCATTCACGTCAAACTCAACTGATATATTATCACTTACTACCGACTACGCGGGCGGAGCCACTGCCATTCGTCTCATAGCACCTTATAATGCCGCGGGGGCTATTGCCTTATGTGTTGGAACCAATGGCGGCGTTCCTTCTAATGTGATGATGGTTACCCCAACGGGCGTAGGTATCAACACAGCTTCACCTGCCTATACGTTGGATGTGAACGGAACAATTCGCGGTACACTTGTAGGTAACGTTTCATCATCTAGCCAAGCTACGTTCCAAGCAGATCCGTCAGAGGCAATTTGGTATTATAGCACAGATGGTCAGGCGAGACTCCGGTTTGGAAGCAACGGAACATCCACACTTGCTGCCGCCACCAAGATTATCTTTCAAACTCCCGCGAATACGACGATGACAAATATTACATCATCTGGGATGCGTGTTGGCGATGGAACAACTGCTTCGTATATGTTGGATGTGAACGGAGTGATCAATACCAATAGTTATATATTGTTAGCAAATTCTCAGTTAGGAAACTTAGCCGCTGGTGGTTCGACACAGATTTTTGGTTGGCAAGCAGCCGCTCAGGCTGGGATCTATGGTACAAAAGGTAATAACAATAACTACGCCGGACTAAACTTCACAGTTATGTGCAATTCATCGCAGATAACGCCATTGACTCTGGATTCGACTGGTTTGGTGGGTGTAGGAAAATCAACTCCACAGTATCTACTCGATGTAGGTGATTCTGGAAACACGTCAATACGAATCGGTCCCCGTCAATATGTGGGAACAGCTGCAGATACGACAACCTATGGACTTGAGCGTTCCAGGCATGAGATTCGATTTGCCGGATATCGCGACGCCCAGATCGATAAGATTAGCAGCAAGATCGTCAACATTAACAAACAGACATATGGAGGAAGTGCCCAGCAAGCAATTCAATCGGGTGATCTTGCCTTTTTTACATCACCACCTGGCACAGGTGATGCCGATGCTACGGTTGAACGTTTGAGGATTATGGATACAGGCAATGTAGGTATCGGCACTTCAACACCTGGCTATAAGTTGGATGTGAACGGAGCCATAAATGCGGCTGGTAATATTTATACCAGATATGGTACTGGACTTTTTGCATATGGAGAAGGCGACTACTACGGAGTGAATACCTTCG